TAGAGTGCTTAAACAAGAAAATAAGGGCATTGAAGGATTAGATTTTTCTTTAATTAAGACTTGTACAAATAAATTATTAGATATTTGTAACATTCCTAAAATATCTGTTGGAATAATAGTTTACAACGGTAGTGATTATATTGAGCAGGTTATTAGGTCAATTTATGAAGTGGTGAATCAGGTGATAATAGTTGATGGTGCAGTGAAAGGATATGGTGCTGTAAAACCATATAGCACAGATGGTACTATTGAAAAAATTAAAAAATTAAAAAATGAAATCGATATTTTAGACAAAATTGAGCTTGTTGAGAATGGTGAAAAGTTTTATAAAGATAAAATTGACATGCAAAATGAAATAGCTAAAAGAGTTACTGGGGAATATTATGTTAAAATGGATGCTGATGAGATATGGAAAAAGGAAACATTGTTGGATGCTATTACATATATGAAAGTAAATAATGTTGATGTATTGAGAATGCCATTTTATCATTTTTGGCTAAGTTTTAAGAACATTGCTGTTGATAGTAATGGTAAATGGAGCACTAAACATCCAAGAATATGGAAATGGAATGAAAAATTTAGTCACAAAAATAGTTTCAATTATTTCCAAGATAAAAATGGTGCCAAAGTATCAGCACCAAATTATAATGAACAAGAATTTAATGGTGACAAAATATATCATTTTGGCTATGTTAGAAAGTTAGAAATATTGAAACAAAAATTAGAATATTATAGAACAAGGGGTATTGAAAAATATTTCACAGATACTGTAACAAAATGGAAGGAATTAAATGATCCAACTCAACCAACTCAAAAATCTGATTCATGTGCTAAAAAATTTACAGGTGTCTTACCTGATGTTTTAAATGAACATCAATATTTGAATGTTAATGATATAAGAGAATATAATGACTAAACAAATAATGAATATGGTAAATAACACAACTAAGAAAATAATGAACACAATGGAAGTATCTTCAGAAAAAATATTAAATGAAGTATCTTCAGAAAAAATATTAAATGAAGTATCTTCAGAAAAAATATTAAATGAGGCAGGGTTAGAGATGATAAAAAGAAATAAAATAAAAAAATTGCCACCTATATTAGATGTTGATTTGGAACATCTTGAATTAACATATAATTTTCAACTTAGTAAAAATTATCACAATAATAATGATTTAATTAAAATATGTTTCTATTCTCATTGCTTAAAAGATTGGAGAACATATATGAATTGGGGTGATTATTGGGTATTAAGGCAGCTACAATTTTATATAACTGAATTATATGGTGATAAAGTAAAGGTAGTGCCTGAAATTGTAGATGCTGATGTAGTGATATATTTATTTGGTTCAAATTATGATAATATTGATAAAAATAAATTTAATATAATTTGGCATTATAGTCACCCTGAAAAAGTGAGCCCTGAAGAAATCAAAAAATATGATTATATGTTTTGTGCCTCAAGTAAATTTATTGATAAAGTGAAAAAATGGAATATTGATAAATGTGTATTAGATACAGAACCATTATATGCCTGTACTGATTTTAAGTATAAGTCAAAAGTAAAATATGATATTGATGTTTTGTTTATAGGGAATGCAAGAAGTAATTTACAGTATGGTAGAAAATCTATATATGATTTGAACTCAATAGCTAAAGATGAATGGAAGGTTGAATTGTATGGTGCTAAGTGGGAATTACCCAGATATATTTATTCTCATAAATGGTATAAGGGCAAATACATACCTTATGATAAGTTGCCTGAAATGTATGCTGGTGCAAAAGTTAATTTAATTGATGGACATGAAGAGATGCAAGATGCAGGATTTGTTTCAGCCAAAATATTTGATACAGCAGCAGCTGGTGGAAATATAGTAATGAAATACAATTCAGGAATAAAGGAATTGTTTGGTGATAAAATAAAAATGTATCATAATTCCAAAGAGATGTGGCAACTGATTGATGGTGAAATTAAAAAACCAACTTTGAAAAAAGATTTGAAAGAGCTGTCAAGAATTGCTAAAAAACACTCATATAAAAAAGTTGTCAAAAGAATATTTGGTGTGATTGAAAGGTATCATAATGGATAAGAAATATGACAAAAATCCAAATACAGTTGAGTCATTGAATTGGCTATATTCCAAAAGATGGTCACCAGCATCTGAAAGAGAAAATGATTGGATGTATCCGTACATTGATAAGCTATTGAAGGAAAATAATTTTGAAAAGATTTTAGAAGTTGGGTGTGGATTTGGTAAAACACTTTCATATATACAAAAGAAAATTCAAAACAAAGCTATATTAAAAGGCACTGACATTAATAAAATAGCAATGGAAAAAGGTGCTGAATATTATGATGGAATTATTTTTGAACAAGCCAATTATGAAACTGTAAAGGAAAATGAAGTTTGGGATTTCATTATTTGTTCTCAAACTCTTGAACATGTTGACAATCCTGTATTAATGATTAACAATATGAAAAGTGCTTTGAAGGAAAAAGGAACATTGTTGATAACAGTGCCCTGGCCAAAATCTAATTTAGACAATGGAGTGAAAGCACATTATTGGAGATTTTATGATTCAGATTTTAAGAAATTATTGCCTGGATGTAAGGTGGAAAAATCAACAACAAGGATGGTAGTCATATGGACAAAATAAATTATTATGATACAGATTTGGTGAATAAGATAATTGCCAATTGGAAGTATAAAAAAATTGATGTATGTATATCAACTTACAATAGAAAATCATATTTGGAAAAAGTGGTGAACAGTTTATTGGCTTCAAGTCAATACATAGGAAATATAATTGTTGCTGATGATGGCAGTGATGATGGCAGTTTAGAGCTATTGGAAAGCATGTTGAAAAGGGGCAAGATACAAAAGTTGATTAAGTGTAATAGAATTGGAACAGCTAATGTGCTCAATGCAGCAATAAATAATAGTGAATCTGAAATCATATTAATAAGCAATGATGATATGTATTTCCATAGACATTGGCAATATGCTGTAATGTATGCCTTTGAAAATTTAGAAGAATGTGGAATGGTTACAATATATGATTATGCCAAAGCATCAATGAGAGAAGATGGATTTATAAAGGTTGATGATAATTTTGACTTAATAAAAAGAAGTGGAATGGGGTGTACAGCAATTAAGAAAGAAATGTTTGATATGGTTTGTGGATTTAATTTGCCTGCTAAAAATAAGATGGGATTTTTTGCCAGTACATTTTGTGAAAAAATAAAAAAATTGGAATGTAAAAATAAACTTCATTATATAACAAGACCAAATTTTGCAACTCATATTGACCACCCAAAAAATAGTTTATGTGATAGGGATATATTGGAGCAGTACAATCAATTTAGGTCAGAGAATAAAAAAGGAAAATCAACAAAAAATTATCTCAATCAATATAATATAAAGGAAACAGGCAATGAGTGAAATTATTAAACTAAATATTGGAGCAGGTGGAACAAAGAAAGATGGATTTGTTTCAGTTGATGCTTTTAATAAAAAGGCAGACATACTTGCACCAGCAAATGATACTGGATTTAGTGATGATTCAATTGATGAAATTTTTAGTTCACATATGATAGAACATATTGACAGAGCCCAACTGCCTGATGTTTTATCACATTGGTACAACATTTTAAAAAAGGGTGGTAAGGTTCATATATTAGTACCCAATGCTCAATTGTATTTGAAAGAATGGTTGGCTGCTGTTGAAAGAAAGGATTGGGAACATTTAGAAGGTTGGGGCACCAGATGGATAATGGGATTTGAAGGCAAAGGAACTGGAATGTATCATGTAAATTTATTCCACCCAGAAACATTAAAAAGAGCACTTGAGAAAATAGGATTCAAAGTTGAATCTTGTGGTGCAGTACCAACCAGAGTCAAATCAATGACTCATTTTGAGTACAGAAACAATGGAGACATAGAATGCATAGCAATAAAATAAATATAATGTATTTGGGTGCTTTTGGAAAACATTGTTCAGATTCTTACAGGTTGAAAGGAATAAAAGAAAGTGGAATGTACAATTTGGTATGTTGGTTAGATTATAGAGAATTGCACAAACAACATGGTGATAATTTTGTTTACAAGATTAATGAAATGATTGGTGATAATGAGCCTGATGTTTTATTGATAAACAAAGGTGAGCTAATAACTGGTGACCATATAAAATATTGGAAAGAAAATTTTGAAAATTTGGTTGTTGCTTATTGGTATGGTGATATGAGAGATGGAATATCAGAATATGTGCTTGATAAAATTTCAGGAATTGATTTATTCCTTACCAATTGTGATGAAGATTGGTATGTTGATGAGATAAGTAAATTGGGTATTGATAAGCATAGAATATTTTTCAGTCATACAGCAACTGACTGTGATACATTTAAGCAACAAAATGTAGAAAAGCAATATGATATAATATTTTTTGGTGGCAATTATAAGAATAAATTTGACCACAGTGAAATAAGAACTAATTACATACAAAGACTTATTAATTCAGGCAAGTATAGTATAAAAATATTTGGGTTGAATTGGAATACATTAGGTGCTGCTGAAAGACCAGTGTATGGTGATACATTTTCTAAGCAGGCCAGCAAAGCAAAAATAATACTTGGGTTCAGTTCATATCTTGATAGAAATCATTACACCAGCAATAGAATTTGGAACAGTATGGCTTGTGGATTTCATTTGACTCATTATTTTAAGGGCATTGAAGATTATTTTGAGAATGGAAAAGATTTAGTTTGGTTTGATACTTATGAAGAGATGGACAAACAAATTGATTATTATTTGAAAAATAAAAAAGAAAGAAATGAAATATTTTTAAAGGGCAGGGAAAACATATGTAACAATCATACATATAAAAATAGGGCAATTGAAATGTATAAAATTTTCAAAAAATTTTTATAGGATAATGACATGCTGAGACTGAAATATTTATATAAAGATAACTGTTCATGGCAAAATCTTGAATTTCTAAGGAATACAAGAAGTCACCCAAATATCATTGAAAATGTATTTCATAGCAAAAAAATTACAAGAATAGAACAAGAAGAATGGTATGAAAAAGATTATTCAGCTGACCCAAATTATATGATATGGATTGTTTATGATGATGATAAACAATCCCCAATAGCTTATATACAATATCACTTGGAAAGCCTGATACACAGAAGATGTAATGTTGGATATGTTATTTCACCTGAATATTCATGTGTTTCAAATAATTATGATAAAAAAGTAATAAAAGAAATGATTAAAAATGTTAAAGGTTGGAAGGATGAAATACATAGACTTGAAACTAAAATTTTTACAACAGATAAAATTAGAATTGAGAAATTAACTGATTGTGGGTTTGAAATTGATGGAATTATTAGAGATTACATTTTTAAAGATAGTGAATATAGAGATGTTTATTTGCTGTCATATTTATTAGGTTCTTAAATAGTATGTTAATATTGCTGTTTTAAGGTTCATAGGGTATTTTTAGGTTATATTTATTTCAGTTATTAAAAAAGGAAAATTAGATAAAATGTCATTTTATAGTGATAAAACAAAGGCAGTTAATTTAGCTGGTGTTAGTGCTGATGTTATAATTGATGAGATGCAAGAAATGATTGACTCATGGATTGATACTACCATTAAGTGGGATGGATTTGGTAGTTCAGTATCTATTACTGAATATTATAATATTGATAAAATGTTACAATCTGAAATAATTTTGAAACATTTTCCTGTGGTATCTATTTCAGAAATTATTGATAATGCTCAAAGTGATGCACCAAGAATAATTTCTTTAGGTTCATATACATTTGATTCAGAAAGTGGAATTGTGCAATTAAAAAATTATGTAGATGAATATGATGATGGTACATATGCTGTGCATTATTTTACAAAAGGTAAATCAGCTGTAAAAATTACTTATGTATATGGTTTTACTACAGTGCCTGATGTTATTACAAAATTAGCAACATTCTTATTAGCAAAATGGGCAAAGATAAAAGGCATACAGGCATCAGCAGATATTGAAAATTTAAAGTCAATAAGAATTGGTGATTATTCTGAAAGTTATGATTTAGGATTTATGAATGTTAAAAGTGAATTTGATAGTATAATTGAACCAATGATTAAAAGAGTACAGGCATATTATTCTGATGGAGTGTAATTGAATGAAAACAATACCAAATAGATTATTGAATAAAAGTGTAACAATAACAAAGTTTATTCAAACAGTGAATAATACAGGTGATGTTAGCAATACAAGAACTGTTGTATCAACTGGTGTTAAGATGAGAATAAACTTAAATAAAACTAATAATTCAGAATATGGCAATAATGAGTCAGGTAAATTTGCCACCAGTACTCACAAGGCATTCAGCAATATAGGCATTGATATTAACATAGGATATTTTATTGAAGATGGTAATAAGACTTATAGTGTTGATGCTATTGACTTTGAACCTGGTGGTGAAATTAGTCATCATTATGAAATAGGAATAACATTAATTCAGCCAGAACAAACTGGAATTGTAGAATCACCTTTATATATTGGAGAATAATATGCCAAGTGTACTTTCTGGATTCAAAGGTACAGCTGGTGGAAAATTTGGTTTCACTGTAAGTGGTGGTCAATCAGCAATTAAAAAATTAGAAAATTATGCCAATACAAGCAGAACAAAATTATTGGTTGCTGTTAAAAAATCATTAATAACAGTTGAAGCTGAAGCAATTAGATTAGTCACTGGTGGGACATATTGGAAAAATCCTATTGATACCAGAAGGATGATTGGTTCAATAACAAATCAACTTGTAACATTTAGTGCTGTAAAGATTGAAGGTAAAGTTGGAACTAATGTTGAATATGCTATTTATGTACATGAAGGAACTGAGATGATGGCAAAAGGTGCTAAAAATAGAAGCAAAGGTACTGATGATAAAGGCAAAAGACCATTTTTAACAGATGCACTTGAAAATAAAAAATTAGAGATAACAGCAATGATTATTGAAGCATATAAATTAGACATATACAAATGAATGAATTAGAAAGTAAATCAGAAATATTATATTCATCAATTTACAGCATATTAAAAAATGATGATACGAACACAGGTAAAACTGTTAGAGAAATAAATTTTTATGTAGCAGACAGGATTGTTAGAAAATATTTAAGACACAATTTTGGCAATCCTAAAATATTGATGGAAATAACTGAACAAGTTTCAAATTTAGGTTTACCAACAGCAAAATATTTATTAGAATTAACAGCTGTTGTTGATGAAACTGAAAACTATGCTTTAACAATCATAGATAGAATATGTTCAAGGATTGAATTTTTATTTAATAAAAAACAAACATCAATAAATCTTGTTTATCCAAGCAAAAATTTAAGATGTAGAACAATAAATAAAATGTCTGCAATACCATCATATGATGGTTTAGAAAAAGTACATAAGAAAAACATCATATTTGATATTATAGTTGATGATGAAAATTTAGAATGTAATTAATAAAAAAATACTAATAAAATGGAGAAAATAAAATGATTCAATTTGGTATGGCAACAATGCTTTTTGGTGGTGAAGAAATAGGATGCTTACAAGGTGTGAGCTTAGATTTTTCTTTTAACACTGCTGAATTATACTGTGGTAATGGAATATTTCCACAAGATGTAAGGGTACACTCAGGTACAATCACTGGTAATGCTGAGTTTGCAGATTTAACAGCAACAGCTTTTGAAAAAATTCTTGGTGGTACAAGAGTTAATGATACAATATCATTAACTGAATCCACTAAACCATCAACTTTTGCTATGGTAACTACATTGGTAACTGATGGTGTTAGTTTTGTTGTAACATTCCCTGCAGTTAGGTCAACAAAACTTTCTTTGGCTTTTGTTAGAGATGGGCATTTAATTCCTAATTTTGATTTTTCAATTGAGGCTGATGCTAATGGAAGTGTAGCAACTATTGATGTTGGTGATGTATCTTAAAAATGCTGTAAGACAGGCAGGTTGTTATAGAAGTGTTTTTGCCTGGACACTGAAATAGCAGCTTGTTCTGTCTAATTATTTTATCAGGCAATCAGGCAAATTAAGGAAATAAAAAAATGAGTACAGAAAAAGAAGTAAATGAAATTTTAGGGTTTGGTGAAGAATTAGAAGTGTTGGTTGGTGTTGATAAAGACACAAAAGAAAAATTAACCAAAAAATATCACTTTTCACCAGTTCCATTAAAGAAAATTCCAGCATTAATGAATTTATTGAATGCATTCTTTTTAGCATCAGAAAAAAATGATTGGAATGAAGATATAATCAAAAAATGTTCAAAGATGTTAAAGATGTCATTAGAAAAAATGCACCCAGATATAAGTGATGAAGAAATTGAAAACAATTTCAGTCTTGGTGCCTTAGCTAAAGGCATAAGCATTGTTATGGATATCAATGATTTTTTATCACAAATGCAGAAGATGAATCAAAAAATGGTAGTCAACAATCCACTGACATCAAACAAGGCATAAGTCTAAAAAGTCTTGTTCATCTATTTGCAGAGAAATATGGCTGGTCAATAGAATATGTGATGAATTTAACAAGAAAACAGATTAAATTATTGAGTGAAGGAAGTAATGAAATTGCTGATTTAACTGAAGAAATAAAAGATGAGAAGATGAATGAATATAAAAACAAAAGCAATAAAATTGGTGATGCCAAAAGTTTTTTCAATAGGAAAAAACCAATGTCAAAATACAATGCTGATAAAAAATCATCAGAATCATTTTATCAATTATTTTCAATACCAGGTATAAAAATGACAAAAAAAGCAAGAAAAAAATTTATAGACAGTAAAAAAAGGGCTGATAATGCCAATAGATAGTGGTGGTGGTGGTAAATATCTTGAGACACTTTGGATAGGAATAAAGGCTGACTATACATCTTTACAAGCTGGCCTGAAAATGTCACAGAATCAAATTCAAAGTTTTGTTGGTCATATAGCTACATCATCAGCACAATTAAAGAAATTTGGTACAACAACAACCATGGTTTCAGCAGCAGTGGCTGCAATGGGTGTAATGGTAAATCAGGTGTTTGCTAAATTTGAACAAAGTATGGCTAATACATTATCTGTATTAGGTGGCACAGAAAAGGAAATGGAACAATTAGATGCCACTGCAAGAAAAATGGGTGAAACAACTATATTCTCAGCATCTCAAGCAGCTGATGCTATGTACTATTTGGCTTCAGCAGGATATAATGTGAATCAAGTAATGGGTGCTTTGAAAGGCACTCTTGATTTAGCAGCAGCAACTCAATATGACCTTGCAGAAACAACCAGAATTGTAGTATCATCATTAAATGCTTATGGACTTGAAGCAAGTGAAGCAGGTAGAGTTAGCAATCTTTATTCAGCTATAATTTCAGCATCTCAGGCAACAATGGAAAGACTTGGTGACTCAATGAAATATGTAGCACCAATAGCAGCTCAATTAGGAATATCAATTGAACAAACTTCAGCAGCACTTGGATTGATGTATAATGCAGGACTTGAAGCAAGTCAAGCAGGTACTTATTTAAGAGCAGGTTTGATAAGACTTCAATCACCAACTAAAGGGGCAATGCAAGCTATAAAAGAACTTGGATTAAGCTATGATGATATAAATCCACAAATGCATAATCTTGTTGAGATAATGGATGCTTTTGAAAAAGCTGGTGCTGGAATGATAGATAAGGGTGATGAATTATCAGAGATATTTGATACCAGAGCAGTTGGTGGATGGCAGATTCTTATAAATTCTGGTGCTGAAGCATTGACTAAACTTGAAGAAAAAATTACAGGTACTAATAAATCTGCTGAGATGGCAGCAACCCAAATAAATACTTTTTCAGGTTCAATGAAATTATTAAAATCTGTAATGCAAGAAGCTGCTATTCAAATTGGTAAAACTCTACAACCTATATTAAGAGGTTTAGTGGATTGGCTGAAAGATGCTTTTGCCTTGTTTAACATCATGCCTAAAGGAATAAAAACTGTTACAGTAACTATTATTGCATTAGCTGCAGGATTGGGGCTTATAGTTGGCCCAGTGGCCATATTATTAGCACAATTGCCAACACTAATTGCAATGTTTTCTACACTTGGTGTATCGATGAGTGTGGCTTTAGGATGGGTTGGTGCAATAAGCATAGCAATTATTGCATTAACAGCAGCCATAGGTGGTTATGTTAGAAGTCAAACAGAGTTAAACACTGCTGTAAAACAAGTTACTGACCAAACTAAAAAAGAACAAATTGAATTTGACTTGCTTGCTCGAAGGTATCTTGAATTAAAAGGTATTGTAAATAAAACAACAACTGAAAAAGAATTATACCTAAAGACCATAAAAGATTTGATTGAAAAATATCCAAATTATTTCAAGAATATGGATTTGGAAAAAATAAAATTTGAAGATGCAAAAATTGCAATTGATGGTGCAAGTGCATCATTAAGAGAATATTTGAATCTAAAAATAGCTCAATCAATTCTTGAAGAAGAAAATGCCAAATATATTGAAACTGGCAAGAAGATGGCTAATATTCAAGAACAATTGACTGATGCAACACTTAAATTAAAAGATGCACAAAAACAATGGAATGATGAAACAGCTGATACAGTTGACCTTGGTAATGATATTAAGTTAATGTTACCAACTTTGGAAGGTTTTTGGAATGAACTTTCAGGCAATGGTGCAGGAAAGATTGTCGGTGAAGCAGGTGTGCAAGTTGAAAATTTAACATCAAAATTAAAAGCACTTGAAGCAGAACAAAATGCAATTTATGAAAACATAAAGAAAAAACAAGAAAATGTACAGAAGCAAATGGGTATCACTACATCACCTGTAACAGCTAAAGAAAATGGTACTGTTATTGATACAGAATGTCCAGATGGTTATCATTGGGATACTGGTAAGAAAATGTGTGTGCCTGATGATAATAAAAAGAAAGTTAGTGATGAAGAAAAGTCAAGAGTAAACCAACTTGAACAAGAAATAATAAGTATTAAGAAAAGAAGCTTGCAGGCTCAGTTGGATTTATTGGCTGAAAATAAAGACAAATCTTTGGAACAAGCTGGATTATATCTATCAGCAAAGCATATACTTGAAAAAGAAGAATTAAAAAATTGGTATGAATTAGAAAAGAAAAAACTTGTTGATTTGAAAGCCAACAATGAACAAATGAAGATGCTTGATAAATCATATATTGATGAAGTTGACAAATTAGAAAAAAAGCAAATTGAAGAAAGTAAAAATGAGACCAAAAAATGGGATGATAATAAAAAAGGTATTTTAGAAAATAGACTGAACTATGAAGCTGACCATTATTCAGATGGACTTGTTAATTTAAAAAAATATTTAGGTGAAAGATTGGCCACTTTGGTTAGTGAAGGTAAAAAGTGGAATGATGAATATTTAAATATATTGAACCAAATGGATGCTGTTGATAAAGAAATGGACAGACCAAAAGAAAATAAAATGAAGTATGACCTTGATAACACCAAAAGAAAAGACATACGATCAGGTGGTACAGGATACAGTAAGGAATATGGCATTCAACTTGAAGCATATCAAAAATTTTTATTAGATAAATTAACAGCATATGAAGTTTTTAGTACTGAATACACCACTATAATGAATGATTTGAATACCACTCAAGAAGAAATGTATAGAAACCAATTGGAACAAGCCAGATTTTTATTCTTTTCTATACAAAATGCAGCTGATATAGCAACAGCAAGTATAGGTGGTGCATTTGACCAGATGTGGAATCAATATATAATGCCCAAATCCAGAGCAGCAAAAAATGAATTAGATGCTATTTGGATGGCATTGAAAGGTAGTTTTATTTCTGTTATTGGGGATATGGTAAAAGAATGGATATCAAAAGCAGTGCAACAATTAATTTTTAGTCAAACTATGCAAGCTGCTCAAACTACAGCAGCTATTGCAACAGGTGCAGCTATGGCTGCAGCTTATGCCCCTGCTGCAATGTTAGCATCAGTAATGTCCTTTGGTGGAGCAGCAGCAGCTGGTGCAGCAGCATTGAGTGCTGCAATGGTAACAGCTCAAGGATTAGCACAACTACCAAATATTGGTGTACCTGGTGCTGCAACTGGAGCAGTTGTTAAAAAATCAGGCACAATAAAAGTGCACCCTGATGAAGTCATTGTACCTGCTAACATTGTAAGAGCTAATAAAAAACAGTATCAAAATGCTGCAGGTCAAGGTAATGGAATGAATGGCTCAAGAAATATAAATAATAATGTAAGTTTAGTTCTAAATAATCCTGTGGTTGATGATAATAGATATTGGGATACAGTATTTGAAGAACACATCAATCCAGCAATTGATAGAATAAAGAAAAGAATGTCATAAATGAAAACAATTAATGCAACATCTCAAGCTATACAAAAATCATCATCAATAAGTTTTATTGATAAAATAATTCTATATAAACAATTTGAAGGAATAATAACAGATATTATTTCAGTAACTTCTGTAAAGGTAAATGGAGATGCTACAAGTTTTTTTAGTAATGGTGATAATACTCTGTGTCCATTGAAAGATTTTGGGACAGAATTGACCATTAATGCTGCACCAACTTATTCAGCCCTTAAGACAACTTTATCATTTAGTTCAAGTTCATTTACTGCAGATGATTTGGGGAAAACTATATCATTAAAAATTGATATAAGTGGTAAGATGGTAAGGGATGGAATTGATGAAATAAAAAAGGGCATTGAAGGTGGTGACTTAACTGAATTTGATAGTGGATATTGTGATGTAACTGTTGATAATTCTGACAAATATTTTTTAGGTGCTGATGGTAATGGATTATTTGATGAAAATTATGTTTTTTGGTTCAAATATAATACAAGATTCAGAGATAGTTCTGATACAGAATTAATTTATTTTGGTGGATTGGTGGATTTGTCTGATTTTAGTCCAGATTTTTTTAATAAGACAATAACTATTAGAGCATATGGTCATTCTTATGAATTAAAAAGATATCCAGCTTATAATGTTATAAATGAGAATGAGAAAAATTTATCAAAAATTAGTGGAATGAATATTATTTCTTTCACTGAATCAGCTGATAGTGAACCTGGTATTAAAAAGATTTATTACAAACCATTTAATAAAACAAAATTAGATGGTGTAGAAGTATTAAGAGTGTCTGAAGACACTGATGCTGGTATAAAGGTGCTTGAATTTAGATATCCATATTATTTTAAGTGGAATAATGGAGGGTGGTATAAGGTTGCTGTTATTGCTGACACTGATGGTAGTAGTGGTGAATTAAAAATGTATGGAATTGGTGGAAGTGGGGATAATGGTTATGCTGTTGTAAAATTTGGTGATAGTAATGGGTTGAATGAATATCCTGATGGTGATGCCCAATTATGGGTGGCAATAAAAGTGCAAGCATATATTGGCACCACAGAATTAGGTAAAGAAGTTTCAAATCAAGGTACACCAACAGTTAGATTTGATGATGGTTTAGAACAATATATTGGTTTACATGTTCAAAGAGTTTTGAAGTATATTAATACAACCACTACATATTCAGACATTTCAGATAGTACAAATTCACCTGAAACAGATTTTAGTGATGTTGATATACTTGAAGCTAATAATGATGAAATTATTTTAGTTAATAATGAAAGATTTTGGGGATTTGAAGTAATATTATCAGATGTTTTTACAGCAAGTGATATTGATATTTATTATAGCACAGGTGGATTGACATGGAGTGCTGCAATGAATCTTGCTAATAATGGATTGGTGGATAACACAAATGGATTTAAGGTAAGTGAAAAGGTAATATGGACTGAATTGAGTGGTTGGGCTGTAAATGATATTATAGTTGGAACAACTATTGATTACAAAGGTTACATGATTAAAATTGTAAGGAATACAGCAACAGGAACTTGTTCAACTGGTGAAATAAAAAAAACAACGAGATTAATAGGACAAAATAATGATTTTCTTGAAGTAAATTTTGACCAGTCTTTATTGCAAATTGAAGATTTGGATGATGAAATTATAATAAAATATGATGCTGGTAATTGGTCATTTGGGATTTGGTATGATAATTTATCATTACAATATTTATTAGAACAATCCCTTGACCAGTCTCATTATGGTAGTGGTAAAAGAATATTGAATGATATGAAAATAAATAAAGCTGATTATTCTATTAATATTTGGGGTAAACCACCTAAATATAATTATTTAAAAAATCCAACCACATTTGATATAGATTGGACAAATAGCATAGTTTATGTAGGTATTGGGCTGGAAGTTTGGAGTTGTACATTTCAGGGACTTTGGACATATTTAGGAACAGCAGAATTTTGGGCATCAGCATTACCAGAAGCATCTTATGAAATTAAAAAATTATGGATAACAGCAACTTATATATATGTTTATATAATAAGAGAATACAATCAGCAAGTACATACTGGAGTGTTAGGGAGATTTAATAAATCAACTGGAGTATTTGAAAGTTTAGTTGGTGCTAATGGTGTATATGGTTGTAGGATATGCCAAAGAGATGGCACAAGATATTTTGAATCATCAAATTATTATAGGCAATTTGGTCAATTTGGAACATCATTCACTGGTAATACAGGTGAAAATGTTTGCATACCTTATAAACAAGATATTTGGGTGTTTGATAATCCAAGTGGTTATGCATTATATCCTGCACCAAATTTAGATGATACTGCTGGTGGTTTTCCTGAATGGTATTTTGACAATTATTATGCTGGTGGATTAGATGATAACAGTGGCCCAAAATATAAAAGTAACATGGGCTTTTTTGCATTACATAGTAATTCAGGTTCTGTATCAGCAGCAGACAAATCAAAAATTGGATTCAATTGGTCATTTGGTCAACAAGGGTGTGAGATAGTTGATAAAACTAATAACAAACTTTTCTTATTCAAGTATAAAGAAGATAGTGATAGTGTAGCAAGAGCTGTGTTAAGTGACCTTGAAACTGATGCATCAGCAAGGGCAATGTATTATAAAGAACCAGACCTACCAAATTGTCATTGCTGGGATAGAAGTGGTGATATTTTTTATTTTGGTTTTACATTATGGCATGATGAAGGTGATAATACTGATAGCTATTCTTATATTTCAAGATATGAAAAAACAGGTAATAGAGTTGTTAGTGTAAATAAACTAATACATTATAATAATACAGGCACAGTTTACACTGATATCACAGCAGCAGCTAATGCTGATGGCAGCATGGCTGCTTACACAGTAACTGAAACAGATGATATGTTTTATATAGGTCATACTGAAAAGTTTAGAAATGTTGGATTTGCTTTTAATGGTAAAACTAATAATTATGCTTTTGAATATTGGAATGGTAGTTCTTGGACAGCATTGAGTTTCACCAATGAAACAGATGTGCCTGATGGAATATTAACATTTCATATGCCTTATGATTGGGGCAAAACAACAGTAAATGGTTCAGCAAGTCTTTGGTATATTAGAGTCAGGTGTACAACTTTTAATTCAAGTGATTATCTAAATAGCATGGGATTGTATGAAGAAGTAATTTGGGACAGTGAGCTGGACAACAGTGGTACATATTCAAGATATATGCCTATATGGATGTGCCTTGATACAACTGATAATGTTATACATGGAACTATGTTTAACCGTGACCCATTGGGTGCCAATAATCCTTTTCAATGGGTGTACTTTGTTTATGATTTGAATAATCAGGTTTGTTATTTTCAGAATGTAGGTAGTAATTATACATTTGATGGTACATATTTAATGAAAGATTTTGTTTATGATGAATTCAATAGCTGTGTACATTTTATGACTGAAAATATTAGGTATCAAGACAAGGCTGGTTATATGGTAAAAGGGGAATATAACACAGTAACACATGCTATAATATTAACTAAAGAAATAACACCAAGAGAAACAGAGTGGGGCAGTGAGTCAAATTTAGTTTGTAATTCAGTCAATGGTAATATATTTGGTTTAACAAAAGGTACTGATAAGATTCTTTGGGAATATAGCAAGTCATTTTACCCAAGAATTGAATTAGCAAGATTTAATGAGTCAGATTCAGTTTATGAAATTCTGAAATATATATCACAAATTATGAATTGCTATTACATTATACATTCTGAAAGAAATATTAGATTTTTATTAAGAGAATCATACAATGGAACAATTAATCTTGTTTGGAATACAAACATGATTAATAGCAGATTAAAACCAGGATATTGGAAACATAAATATGATTCAATATCAGTTGATTATGCAAATCCATTCAATGATGAATATTCAGGAACAAAGAAAAAAGGATATGCTGGATGGAATAGGACACAATTGAAAATAAGCAATCCATTAATACAGAATGCACCATTGGCTGAATATATTTCCGAAGATATGTATGAATTTTTTAATCAATTAAGAATTGAAATTGATAAGATTGGGGTGGTGCCCTTGATACAGCTTGAATTATTAGACAGGGTAAATGTATTAATTCCTGTTAAGATATTAGAAATTGATTCAAGTAAATATTTCATTGTATCCAACATTATATTAGATTCAAATAAAAATATGAATATAAAATTGCTGGAAATTAAGTAAAGGGGAAATTAGATGGCTCATGATTGGGATGGATTAGTATTAGGCGGACTTGATAGACCAAGATTATTGCTGTGCAATGAAAACTGGAATGGTAATCCATTTTTTAATGATGGAACAGTTGGTGATTGGTATTCAACAGGTGTTAATGGAACACTTGAGGCAATTGCTGATGATGATGCATATGGTACCAATGTATTACATTATTATGATTTAACATTAGGTGCAGTTGGTGATTCAGCAAGACTTATTTACAACACTTTATCAATATCAGGAAATAATAATTATGGTAAAAGTTTTTTGTTTTCAGCAAGAATAAAAACAGATGTAACTTTTTTGATTAGATTAAGGGGTTCAGCAACTTTATTAGATACCTATATTTCACCAACAGATGGTGAGTATAAAAGATTTTTTATATTTTTGCCATCAACTACAGATACAGCAGACACAATTACTACATTTTTGTATCCTGGTGACCAGCCAGATGGATTTGATATAAAAATTGATAATATATTTTTCACAGAAGTGACTCAAGATTTAATTTTCAGACAACCAAATGATAGCAAATTAGTATTTGAAGAAAATTTAATTGGCAGTAATGAGCTATGGTCAGGAAAGGTGCAAAGATTTGACAGAAAATTTAGACCAATATTCATGGCTGAATGGGAATACATTGGAGCTGGTTGGGAATATTACAGGCAATTAGCTTATCAATCATCATTAATATTCTGCATACCACATAAAGAAGTCAATTGGGGTTTTTTAGGAATAATGAATGGAGATTTTGAAAGGCAATATTCCTTTAAAAGATTTTTTGGACACAAAGGTGGTGTTGAAATAATGGGCACAGAATTTTTATATGAATTACCATACAACCAGAGTGGTGGTGGATTATACATTGATGATGAAGAAATATTAGTTTAATTTTTAAAAAAGGAATAAATTATGGCAACCAGTAAATTTATAAAAATATTAAGAGATATTAATGGTGTCATTCACAGTGGTGCAAAGCTATATGTAGTGCCACAAGCCAACACCTATCCAACAGGTGCATTGATATTAACTGAATCAGCCAGCAAACCAGGTTACTACAGCAGAGATGCCCTTGCTGATGGTGAATATAAAATTTATTTGGATAGTGAAGGCACTGGTGTACTTGATGATACTGTGTTGTATGAAGAACATGTTTGGCACGGTGAATTAAGACAAACAACCATTGCAAATAGATTTAATAGTTCAGCTGAATTACAAACAGCAGGAATAGCAGATAATGCTGTAACTACAAATAAGATAGTTAATAATAGTATTTCAGATGTTAAAATTATTAATGATTCAATAGGAACATTGAAACTTGTTAATGCTGCAGTTACACCAGTTAAAATGGCAGCCCAAACAGCAACAGTAACAAGTTTAACATCACCAGCACCAAGTTACATAGGGCAAAAAGGAAGAAGTGCTGGTGGTTTAATGTACACAGCTATTGCCTTAACTGGCACTTGTTGGGAATTAGATTTGGGTGGTGCTACACCATTATCAGTAAAAAGTGTTACAGACCATTTTGATAGTGGTGATAGTTATAAGTTAAAGAGCAGTGGAATAAAAGGTGCTGCAATAATAAATTCAAAACTATTTAGCCAAGCAGTAACTATTGATAAAATATCGTTTGTAAAATATAGCAAAAATCTTTTCAATAAAAGTGATATAACAAGTGGCTATTATGTAAGTAATGTCAATGGAACAAATACAGCAAACAAATCATATTCAGCTGCCAATACATATATTCCAGTATCTCCAAGTACAGATTATTTTGCTAATAAATTGACAAGAATGGCTTTTTATGACATTGACCAAGTTTATATTTCTGGATTATACATATCAGCAAGCACTGGTGGGCTAATGGCAACACCAGCCAACTGTTATTATATAAGGGTTTCACTATTAACTGTGGATATAGATGATTATCAAGTTGAGGTTGGAGGCTCTGCAACATCTTATGTTGATTATTCTGCAACATTAAATTATGTTGATTTAACAGATGCACAGCTAAATGCAAAGATTATTGAGGGTTCTTTGCACCCAGTATTTCAAATTGATTTATATGGTGCATCAACCATAAATATGTTTGATGTTGATAGTATCACAACTGGCTATTATGTTGATTGGACTGATGGTGTGTTAGATGCAAATGTAGGTTTTGATGCGTCTGATTTTATGACAGTAAAGCCATCAATGGACTATAAGAGCAATTTCACAATAAGACATTATGCTTTTTATGATTTGAATAAAGTATTTATTAGTGGTGCATCATCAAGTGTTACTGATTTAACAACACCATCAAATGCCTATTATTTAAGGGTGTCCTTTACACCAACATCATCACCAGTTCATTCATTAAAGCAAATAGAAGAAGGCACAACTGTGTCAACATTTGAAAAATATGTTAAATCAAGTGTGTTACACGAGAAACAAGTTTTAATAAGACATTTGAACGATGTTTTATATGGGAACACATCTAATAACCTATTCAATTATGCAGCCATCACAGAGGGTCATTTTGTTGATTCTGTTCATGGTGATTTAGATGTTAATGCTACTTATGATGCTTCTGACTATGTTAAAGTAACACCTTCAACAGATTATGTTAGTAATTTTTCTATTGTCCATCATGCTTTTTATGATAATGATAAAAAATATATTTCTGGTGCAAATGGGATTGTTACAAATATTACAACACCAGCCAACTGTTATTATATAAGATTTTCAATATTTGCTTCTGAATCACATACTGGAAAACAATATGAATTGGGAACATCAGCAACTATATTTGAGAGTTATACAGAAGGGTTTAAATTATCTGATAGACAAGTGAAAAAAAAACATTTAGATTTGTCAATTGCTGCTGACCCAGTTGCTCCAAGAATAATTATGCCAGATGAATATGTGGCAGTTGTTGGCACAAAACTGCAAATATTTTACAGAGGTATAATTGAAGCCAAAAATCCAATGAACTATTTTATTCAGATAGATTGTGCAAAAGGCAAAGATTTTATTAGATACTTTGAATACACTCCAGTGATTGGGGATGTTGGGGATGTTAGTTTCAAGGTTTCATTATTTAATGATAGTGCTGTTGAAGTAGCTACCAAAACAATAAATATTAAGGTTGTTAGTCAAGTTGGTGATCCAGCATCAACAACAAATATTTTAACAGTTGGTGATAGTTTTAATAATGGTGCATTAGATTGGGGTTCAGTTTTGGCAAAGCAAGTCTATTCTGGGACTAATTTAATGACCGGACTAACAGCAATATCAAATATTGAATTTGTGGGTGAACTTGGAACTTCACCAGAACAATATACTGGTTATGGTGGTTGGGAATTTGAAGAGTACAATTCAGAGCCAGATGCAACAACATCTAATGTTTGGGTTTATTGCACACATGATAAAGATGCAAGTGACCAAGAAAGTATTTGGATAGATTCTAATTCAAAAACATGGCAATTAGAAACCATTGAAACAAATAGATTGGAATTTAAGCATTATGGCACAAATGTTTCAGAAGTAATGCCAGCAAGTGGAATACTTACACATTCAAGTGCTGCAACTCATACAACAGATATTACATATACATCAACACAAGTAGCAGATTCTAATCCATTTTGGGATTCAGTTGGTGGTGATGTTGATTTTCATAATTGGTTTGCAACAAAATATCCAACAAAAGAAAGTGGTGGTGAAGTAATAGATGCTTGTTTTATTATGTTGGGATGGAATGGCTTAGTTATGAATGCACCATTAGCAGCAGACCAAGAAACATTCATAGTCAAAGCAAGAACATTTCTTGATAATTTACACACAGATTACCCAAGTTGTAAAGTTTATATTATGGGTGTGCAAGTGCCATCTGTAAATGGTGGATTAGGTACAAGCTACGGTGCTTCTGCTGATTATTATTCTGATTATTACACACTATTGCGTTCTGTAATGGGGTTAAATTTAGCATACCAAGATTTGTGCAATGAGGCTGCTTATTCTGGCTTCACAGAATTTATAAATATATCTGGGCAATTTGATAGTGATTACAATATGCAAGATACAGTTACTGCTGTGAATACCAGAAATTCCACAACAGAACTAATTGGCACTAATGGAATACATCCAGCAGATGAAGGATATTTACAAATAGCTGATGCAGCATTAAGATGGTTGATTAAGGATTTTTGTCAATGACAGACAACAACCAAAATATTGAAATAGCAAGAGAATTAATGAACAAATTTGTATATTAAATATATTTCCACTCATTAAATTAAAGGAACAAGTATCATGGAAGAAAATATTGTTGAAAAAATTAAAAGGATTTTATTGACTGACCCAGAAGTAAAAGTAAAATGGGATGACTTGACTCACATCACTTCAATAGCTGATGCCCTTAATTCATTCAAACTTTTATTTTTCTTCATCAAAAAACTTGTCTATGTAATAGAAATAGTACAAGCTGAATTTGGTGGAATGGAAAAAGAAGAAAGAATTGACTATGCTGCTCAAGTATTAGATGATTTGATATCATTTAGTGGTTGGGCATTTTGGTTGGAAGCAGTTGATTATATGTTTTTCAAATTTGCCATAAGTCAAGTTGTTGCTGCTTTGGATGATAGATATGGTACAGGTAGCTGGTTTACAAATTATGATGCTATAAAAAATATTGATAAAGATGAATTGTATATTAAAGCAACAAGAAAAGAATTTTAATAAACATATTCCTTATGTATGTGTTATCTGAACTGTAACACTCTGAAATGCCTGGTTTTTTTCAGCCAGGCATTTTTTATATCCACCTGAAGTCAAACCAATTCATGTATATTACTATAAAAATGGAACATTTCAATGAGCACTATCATTCAATTACAAAACTTTCAAGACAATTCTATTATGATAAGAATAAAAGGTGAAAAATTTTACAGCATTTTAGAAATTATAAAAGATTTACCTGTTAGAAATTACATCAAACAAGAAAAAGTTTGGACAATTCCATTTAGTGACCTTGCATTATTTGTTACAAAAATGAAAAATTCTGATAATACTGTTATAATTAAGATTGAACAGAATGTTAAAGACAAATATTTTCAGTTTAGGGAATGGAAAAAAAGACAATTATTCATAAAAGCTGACAAGAAGTATGAATTAATTGAAGAAATAAAAAAGGAAATGGTGGTTGATGAAAGAATGTATCCATTTCAACTGATTGGAGCATACTTTTTATACAAATCAGGTGATGCTTTGCTGTGTGATATGGTTGGATTGGGCAAAACTGTACAAAGTCTATGTGCTAATGAGACACATTTTTATGATAAGTCAATAAATTTCACCATAATAATCTGCCCAAGTACATTAAAAAAGAATTGGGAAGATGAAATAAATCTATGGACAAAGGAAAAAACATCAATAATAATTGGTGGTACAAAGGCACAAAGAAAAAAGCAATATAAATCAGCTTATAAATGTGATTATATGATAATAAATTATGACTTACTCAACCATGACATGGATATCATTGATGAATTTATAATACAAAAAGGATTTGTATATTCAGTTATCATTGATGAAATTCAGTATATAAAAAACCATCAAGCCAAAAGAAGCAAACATACCAAAAATATTTCAGCCTTTGCAAAATACTCTATTGGTTTATCAGCCACAGCAATAGAAAATAGTTTATTGGACTTGTGGTCAATCTTTCAAGGTATAAATGAGACTGTATTTGGTGGGGCAGGATTATTGTGGCATTTTAAAGATAAGTATTTAGTGATGGATTTTTTTGGCAATGCTATTGATTATAAAAATGAAGCTATTGTTAAGAATAGAATGTCACCATATTTGATTAGAAGAATGAAGGATGAGGTGTTGGATGAATTACCTGATAAGATTGAAAACAATTATTGGGTTGAGTTATCCCCAGAGCAAAGAAAATTTTATGATGAAGTAAAAAATAAAATTGTCACTGAAATAGGAAACCAAGAAAAAGCAGAAAAAATAAAGTCAGCTGAAATATTACCAATGATTGTATATTTAAGACAGTGTGTGCTATCTGCACAACTTATAGGGCACACAGAAAATATTTCAACCAAGACAACTCAACTTATGGAGTTTGTTGAAAGTTTAGACAAAGATAGTAAGGTGGTTGTGTTCACTCACTTTGTTGAGATGGTGGAAATATTAAAAAGAGAATTAGACTTGAAAGGTTATAAAAATATTTGTATCCATGGAAATAGAAAATCAGCTTTGTATTGTCCTGCTGATGATAGGGTGAGTGTGATTAAAAAATTTAATGCAGATAAGAAAATAAAAATATTAGTCACCAGTGACATCTTGACTGAAGGTGTAAATATAACAAGTGCAAATTATTTAGTCAATTTTGATATTTTATTCAATCCTGCTAAAATGGAACAAAGAATTGGCAGGATTGATAGAATTGGCAATAAACACAAGGTGATAAATATTGTGAATATCATAGCATTGAATACCATTGAACAAGATGTTTATGAAAAGGTTTGGAAAAAAAGAAACATGAGTATCGATATCATGGATAATAACAAAGTGGAAAATAGGTTGACTATTAAAAACATAAAAAGTTTATTGGAAGTAAAAAATAGAAAATTAATTTGAGTGTTGAATAAGCCATCTTTTTTAAGGGGGTCATATATTTTATCAAATAAAAGATTTGAATCGAAATTTCAGCACTCTATGGAATTATTTCAGCACTCTAAACTTTTATTTTGAACCAATATTTTTAGTATTTAGAAAAAAAACAATCAGGTACAGGTGATGGATAATAAATTTTTCAAGCAGGTAATTTTTAATAAAGGTAACAAGTCAGTTAGAATAATTTCAGTTGACTTGAATGGAATGGTGAATGAAATGAAAAAAGGTAAGGGTGATGAAGGTGAAATTAAATTTACATTTGATGTAGGTGATGAATATGATTTCAAATTTGATGAAGATATTGAAACAGGTCAAAGATGCTTAACCATCTCATTAATTTCCGTAAGGAAATTTAAAAATAAAAATAATAATAAAAATTATATTAATTCCAAAAAAGAGAATAAGAAAATAGAAAGAAAGAAGTACCAAGAAAGAAAGAACAAAGAAACAGAGAAAAAAGTCAGCAACTATCCACCACCTACTACCACCTACCAAAAATTACATTCTACCAATGGAAAACCAGAAATAAAGAATAGCAACCCAAATCCAAAGCAGTTGAGAACTGATTTAAGCAATGATAAATCAAAATTTTATTATGAAGGTGATGAGTTTGTTCAAAGTAAAGAAGCAACCAAGGTTGCTGTTAAAATTAGCAAGTTGAAAGATTGGGAATGTGTGGTGGTTGATAAATGGTCAAGCAGTCAGTTTTTGCAATACATGGGTCATAAATTTAATCAAGTATATGGTTTCAGCAGTCTTGAATTTTCAGTGGTTGATGGTAAAAGGTATCAATCAAGTGCCAAAGGAATACTGTATGTAAAAATAAAATCAAAATTGGTAAGTGTGTTTGCTGAAATAAATTTGGGTAAGGCTGACTTGAAAAATTATATTGACTGGATGTATGATATCAAGTCAAGTGAATTAGATTTTCCAATTACTTTGAATTTCTTGTGTAGCAAAGCTATGATAACAGAATGGTTACAAAAGAAAATTAAGAAAGGTAAAAATAATATCAACAAAAATATTGGTGTAAACAAAAAAATTCATAAACCAAAAATGTAAAATTGTATATTATTAAAAAAATGGATTTAGTGTATGGATGTAAATAAAATTCCAACAGATATTGTTGAAAAAGTAAATAGGAAATATGGTCATAAAAACTTGAGAAAATTTCTGAATTATTATCATTCAGGCTTGCCTGAAAAATATTGGAATAGTGCTGAATGTAAATATTTAGCTGATATGGAAGCAATGGCTAACACATCTAATGTTACTGTGTTATCTGAAAGTGTTAATAAATCTGATGACATAGTTTATAATTTTTTAAAAAGTCAAATTGACAAAAAGGTAAATTGCATATCAGTTGATTTTGTTACTCTTAATTCAACAATCATAGATAAATTCAGTCAAATAAATTTAGATGTGTTAAAGGAATTTGAGAAATTTGAAATTGTAGGTATTGTTGGTTTGAAAAGATATGGAAAAATTTATGATAGATTTTATCCAGCAATTACCAGCATACTCAACACTTTAATACATAATTCATCATTTCAAAAAAGGATTTTATTAAGCATTGAAACAAAGGATGATGATTTGGAAAAAATAGGTGATATGTTTGGTGAAGAATTTATGAATATGATTATAAGTGATTTTGAAATTTTCAGTATAATAAAATAAAGGAAAGTTATGAATCATTTTGTTGAAAGCACAGTAAGAACAACCAAGTTGTGGTGCAGTAAGTGCAGAGCCAAAATACATAGAGAAGATGATGTGATTTTTGAATTGAATGATAGAGGTAAGATGGAGAATGTTTATGGTGAAAGATGTGGCTGTAGAAAGGATTTTGAAATGGAAGCATATGAAGAAACAGTTCACCAATTTAGCAGTGAAGGTCTTGGGCAGGATTGATGGTTGATGATGAATTAACATACAAAGATTTCAAGACAGGCTTGACCTTCAAAGAAGTTAGGCAGATACTTCAAATTGAAGCTGATAGTAAATATGAAAAAGGTGAATACATGTTTATCACCAGAGCAACAGTGTTGGGTAGGTGGTTTCAAATTAAAAAACAGATGTATGATATGTATTTACAGAATGTTGCATATTTTCAGATGGCTGAAGATAGCAAAAGAAAAAACACGCCTGATTTTATTCATAAGGAATATTAATGAAGTTGAATAATGTTAATGTTGAAAGAAATGTATTAAGATGTTTGATAAATTTAAGTGATTATGCTGCATCAATATTTATGTATGGAAATATTGTTGAAGAACATTTTGCTGATTTATTCCACAGAGATACATTTAAAGCTGTACAAAATTTTTATAAAAGATTTAGCACACCACCCACATCTGAAAAATTAAAACACCATATATTAAATTTCATAACCTATGACAATAGGTTCAAGACTAAAGAAAACCAACGTAAAATATGGGTTCAAAATGTTGATAAGTTTTTTAAACCATTGACCAAAGAATTAATAGCAGGTAAGGATTCAGACTTAGCATTACTTGAAGATTTTAGAAAAGGTAGATTATTACAGAAGTTTTTAATATCATCTGAAGATAGTTTTTCATCAGGGAAATATGGTGAAATAATTGATACAATGGGTGAGGTTGTTAATAGCACCAGGGCTGTTGATAATATAATTATGGAAGGCAATATTGTTGAAGATTTTGGTCAGCATGTTCAACTTATAAAAATGAAAAAATCAGGATTAATAAAGCCAGTAAACACTGGAATTACTGGAGCAATGGAAAATATAGAAACTGGTGATTTCAAAATAGTTGAATTAGATACATTTTTAGATGGTGGATTGTATCCTGGTGAGATGACATTGGTTATTGGTGAAAATAGTGTTGGTAAGTCATTTTTATTGATGGAAATACCTGTTAATGCTGCAATGGTAAATAAGCAAAATACCATATTATTCACAATAGAAATGAACAAAATACAAGAACAAATGAGAATTTATAGCAGAATAACAAGCATACCATTTTATAAATTTAGAACAGGTGAAATTAAGAAAAGTGAATTGATAAAAGTAAAAGAAAAATTAGAGTGGTGGAAAGAAAATTGTGGAATATTGCATGTGGTAAGTTTTGACAAAGGTGCTACATCTTTGGATATAGAAAATAAATTGAAGGCTGCTGAAGACAAGTATGGAAAAGAATTTCACATTGCCAGCATTGATTATTTAAATGATATGAAACCATTAGGAAAATTTCAGAACAATAAAAGTTGGGATGCAATGGGCGAGATAAGTTGGGACTTGGCACAATTGAGTAAGAAACACAATAACAGAAAGGGCATACCTATAATAACTGCTAACCAAAAGAAAACAACCAGGGCAGGTAGTGAAACAACTTCATGGTCAGATGCAGCATTTTCACCATTACCATCTCAGCATTCAACCATCGGTATAGGAATCAGTCAATCAGAAAATGATAGAGAATTAGGCAGGATAAGATATGACATTTTCAAAGATAGGTATGGTAAGAAGTCAGTAAGTTTTTATACATTCCCTGATTTTTCAATAAGCAAAATAAGCAGTTTGAAAAAATTACATGAATTTTATGACATTGAAGGTGGTGGAATAAAATAATGGCAAGAAGTTTAAAAGATATTGTTAAGAGTGATTATGGTTTGGGTTCATTTCCTTTTGTTGATGTTGAAGAATTTATTGAAAGTCAAGGCATTGAATTTACCAAGTCAGGTGATTGGTTGAAGATGAGATGCATACTACCATTTGGGCACAAAGACCATTCACCTTCAATGTTTATACACTCTAAACATGGGGCATATAATTGTTTTGTTTGTGGAACAGGGAATTGGAATCAACTTTGTGAACACATGGAATGGAATGTTGAGATTGAGAGTATTACTATTGATGGAGTGCCTGATGTAGTTTGGAAAGATACTCAAGAAAAAATAAAAAATATTGATAAGAATAAAACCAAAGAACACTCAAAGTCAATACCTAAAGGATTCAAAAAAATAACAATAACTGATAAACATTGTATCAAACATCATAAATATATGGTTGATAGAAATATTGAAAATTTAATAGATATGTTTAATGTTGGATATGTGCCAAAAGGTGATAGTAAATATGGAATGAATTTTGTAAATAGAATAATCATACCATGCCATGATAATAGTGGAAATTATATGTGGTGTGAAGGTAGGGCAATAGTTCACACTAAGGTTGATAGAAAGTATTACAGACCTTTTGGGATAAATAAAACTAAGTATTTATTCAATTATCATAGGGTTATTAGAGCCAACTATGATTGGGTGATAGTGGTTGAAGGTATTATTGATGCTATGATATTGTGGAGTTGGAGACTGCCTGGGGTGTGTTGTTTTGGTGCAAGTATATCTGATGAACAGATAAGTTTGTTATCCAAATTTAATAAGGTGTTTGTTTGTTTAGATAATGATCCAGCAGGAATAAAAGGTTGGATTGGAGATAGAGAAAAGAATAAAAATGGTGTGAAACAAAAATTGATTGGTATAGGAATTTCTGTAAATAGAATAATGATGCCTAAAGGCAAAGATGTAAATAATTTGACTGAAATACACTTCAAAAAACTTCTTAAAAAATCCAAAAAAATAGTATAAAAAAATCTATAAAAATAGTCTAAAAAATAGATAAAATTTATAATTAATTTTGTTTATTTTCTCATCAAATATAAGTAGTAATTTACTTATTTTTTTAGTTTTTCTATACCTATTTTCAATTTCATAGTAAAAAATTCTGTTTTTTAGAGTGGAAAAGTGAAAAAAAGTTAATTTATTTTATTGGAATTTAGCTTATAAACACAGTTTTCCAAAAAAAATAGAAAAATATTTGGTTTTACAATAGGAAATATGGAATTTTTTACTATATTAAGGCAGGTGAAAAAAAGTTCTTTGATAAATTGATTGATTGGATTTGAAGTGAAAGTAAAAATATATGAGTAATTTCAAATTGTTAAGCCACTTCTAACCACTGTTCTACAATACACTAACTAAGATATAATTTCAAATAGGTAATAAAGACAAAAACCACAGACCATCAATTTCACATAATGGAATGTGTATAGACACTAATTTTTAATATCATCCAAGTTGGTAGCAGTGAATTGACTTAGAAAATAAGTCAGGCTTCAAAAAGTTAGGAAAAATCCTTTGGTTAATGTCCTTGGATGTGTATCCAAGTTGAAAAAGCAAAAGCAGAAACATTAAACATTAATAAGGAATAAGGAAATGAAAAAATCAGATGCATTAATTTTTCAAAATGACCATACTTTTGTCACTCCAAAAGGTAATGAATATCATTTAGATTCATATGAAAAGGTGGGTGGCAAAACTTATTACAGTTATATTTGGTCAAATTGCCCTGAAATAGTAAAATTGGTCACCACAAATGGAATAAGAGTTGACAAAGAAGTTGATGCAACTTTTATTGACAAATGGATTGAAGATTTAATGAAAATAGTGGAAAAAGAAAGTGGAGAAATAAAAAATGACAGGATGAAATTGACCTATGAAGATTGTGAACAATATTTGAATAAAAAAATAAATGTGGAAATTATATATTATTATGACAAAAGAAGTTCTGTTGCAGAAGAACATAAGACCAGAAAAATTAAATTCAAAACAAAAGATGATTTTATTCAATGGGCAAATAAAAATGTTTATTCAAAGCCAAAAAGTTTGTACTCAGCATCTTTTTTAATAGCAAATAGATTTGGAATTTTATTCATATATGAAAGATGAGTAGCATCAAAAACAAATAATTTATTTTAACAAGCATAAGGAATTGACAAAATGGAAACAGTTCAAATTAAAAAATTATTAAAAGTTGGAAAAAAATATCAAGCTGATTCTGAGTCACCAATAGATTCTTTAAAATTAGAAAAAATTGATTTTGAAGTTCTGGCAAAAAAGGGCGATGATATTTTTGTTTTTGCATATGGACAAAGTCATAATTTGGAAACAAAAATCATAGAAATATTAAGAGAAAAGAAATATACTGCAAGAGAATTGGCTGAAGGGATACATCTTGAAGTTTTTGATAATGACCCAAATGATATAGCAGAGTTCATAGATGATTCCATTTCTGTTTTAACAATTGAAGATAATAAGCTGAAAACTTGTGTAGGATATGAAATAAAAAATATTGTAGAAAACAACATAAGGAATTGACAAAATGGAAACAAATCTATTTTTAACTTTGATAGTCAATAAATAATTGATATCTGTAACTGATGAAGCATAATAAGCAGAAAATGCCCACTTTGGTGGGCATTCTTACAGTTCAAATAAATAATATCAATAAACATAAGGAATACCAAAATGAATTATGACACAAATAACCAAAAATTATTTTTAACAGCAAAAGTTTTATCATTGAAACTTGTTGAAGATAAACATTCACCAACTGGCAAACATGATTTATTTGCTAAAGCAAAACTCAAAATAGGCAATGGTGAATTGTATTATGATGCTTTGATTAGTAAAGTATCAAAATCAATTTTTCTTTATAATAGTGTTCCTGAATTTCAAAATGAACAAGAATATATTGATTCAGAAAAGAAAAAAGTAATTGAAAATATTTTTAATTCAAAAAACACTTTTGTAATTGACCCTGAAACAGTTATGGAAGATATTGAAGAAAAATTTAATCATCAACTTGGTCAAATTAATGGAATGGTAAAATATTTGATGGTTGAATCAATTGAATTATTCACTCTTATTAAAAATAATGAAGAATTAGGAATAAAGACAGTTATTGATTTTACTGAATTAAAAGAATTATTTCTTGCTGCTTCAAAAGAAAATAGTGAGAAAAAAAGAGAATTAAAAATTGAAGCCAGAAAAAAATATTATGAAGCTGATGAGTTGGTTATTAATTTGGAAAAGATTAAAGCAGGATTGGTCAAAGGAATAACAGCTGAATTGAATTATGATAATTCTGCTGAATATGCTTCTGCTAAAGGTACTGATGATATAATTATAACATTCCATTTTGAATATGAAAAAGATGATACTACAATTGAATCAGATTCAATTGTAGCTAAAGTTGAACCTATTTATAACAGAAGTGCTTGGTCAAATAGACAGATAGGGACTGCTATTAAATTAAGAGAAGGTTATGACCATGTGGCTAACTATAAAAAAATAGATAGCTTGGTCAAAAAAGTAAATGAAAAATATGAAATATTTATGGCAAAAGCTGAAATGGAAATAAGCAAAAAAAGTAAAGAAATAAGTGAAGAAAGATGGTTTGAAGAAAATTTTGATTACCCTGTAATTATCAAGAAAGAAACAAAATATAATGTTTATGGTGGTTCAAGAAGTAGAAATAACAATAAATATGAAGTAAAATCATATTCACTTATACATAGTGTTGGAACAGAAACCACCACTGCATTTGGTAATGTATATGAATTAGGTTATGGAATCAAATTTCATTTTGATACTGAAAAATTAACTGATAAATCAAAATTTATTATATCTGAATTTACAGCTGAGTTTAGTGGAAAATTAGAAAGTGAAAAAGTATTTATTCAGTTTCTATATTCAACTGGTGAATACTATAAATCTGGAATGAATTTATCCAGTTTTAAATTTACAAAAAATCAGTTTATGGATGCAATGAAAAAATTTATTGAATATTTCAACCCTTGTGCATTAGATGGTGTTTATTCATCTAAATAATTTTTATACAAAAAAATAAGGAATACTAAAATGATGACTTTTAAAATAACAGATTATTTTGACCCATATGGTGATGGTAAATCAGTGAAGAAAAAATATTCTTCAAAATATTTTCACTCTGAAACATTGAGTGAAGAACAGGTCAAAAATAGAATCCATAACTATAATGATAGAATGGATTATTATGGTAAGGTTGATGTGAAATTTTCCAATTATAAAATAATAGGAAAACTTTTTGATAGAAGTTATATAAAATAATTTTAAAAAAAACATAAGGAATACCAAAATGAAAAAGTTAAATTTAAACCAAATTGAAGATGCATCTGTAATAGAAATAGTAGAAGATATTACACCAAAAGAACTGAACAAACAGTTAGTTGAATTAGGATTATGGAAGCCAGGCTGCCAATTTCTTTCTAAAGATGATAAACTGAAACTGATGACTTCTTCAAAGTCAACTCAAAATAGGATTTATGTAAAAGTAAAAAATACAATTGAAAGAATTAGAAAAAATGCTGGTGATAGGGAATATAAATATTCATTTTCTGAAAAGTCTGTCACCAATGGTGTTAATGTAGTGGGAGATGTTGACCAATTGAAAAATTTTATGACACCTGTTTATGAGGACAAGGTTTATTTTAGCAATGGAACTGATATGGTTGAAGCACCAAAGCACAAAGCAATAGTGACTAAAGATGGCAAGATTGTAAGTGTGATGAACCAAGGATATAAACTTATAAGGAATGAAGATGTTGTTATGCCATTGTTGGAAAAATTGGACAAATTGGACAGTAAGTGGTACATTGATGGAAGTCATTCATTTTTAACCAATACTAAGATGAGAATGCAGGTGACTTTCCCTGAATTAAGATTTAATGATGGTAAGTCTGATATAGCTATGAGTTTGTATTTGACCAATAGTTATGATGGTAGTAGTTCAGTAAATGTTAAGTGGGGAGCAATTAGGTCAATATGTAGTAATGGAATGGTTTTTGGGAATATGTTTAATGATTTTTATCACAGACATTCTTCTTTCTTTGTAGCAGATAGCTTGCTTGAGCAGCTTGAAGACACTTTCAAACTGATTCCAGCTATTAATGAAAAAGTGAAATTGTTGGATGCTTCTAAATTTAGGGTAAGTGATTATGTGATGGAAGAAATTTCAGACACAATAGGTAAAAAAGCACTTGCTTATGTTGAGCAAGAAAATGGTGAAAATAAAGACCAAATAAAAACACAGTGGGATTTGCTTAATGTTCTTACATACTATGTTTCTCATTATGTAAATTATAAGACAAGAGCCCATTATCAGCAAAGAATAAGTAATATGTTTGAAATGTAATTTTAAGGCACAGAGATGTGCCTTTTTATTTCACTCACAGATTATATCAAAAAAGTAATTCAAAGCCAAAATTCAGCACTTAGCTGTGAAAATAAACTAAAAATAATAATAAGGAATAGTAAGATGGATGCAATAAGAATATTGAATGGAGAAAGAAAATGGAGTTATTCAATTATTGCCAGCAGGGCTGGTATATCAAAACCTAAATTGAAAAAATATATTAATGGTGAATTAGGTGGTGTTGAGAAATCACAAGTGACAAGAAAATTAAATTCATTAATTAAAAATTGATATCTGTAACTGATGAAGCTAATAAGCAGAAAGTGCTCACCCAGTGAGCATTCTTACAGTTCAAAAATAACATTAACAAACATAAGGAACAAAACAGATGAAAAATCAATTCAAACTTGCTTCAGTATTTTATTTTAGGGTTTCTGAAGATAGAAGGAAAGTGAAAAATATTTTCCTGCACATAGCATCACTTTTTAGAATAGTAAAAGGTGGTGTGATATGATAGATTATGAAATGGTTGATGAAGCCAAAACTGACCCAGCAAAATTATTAAAGATTTATAATCAGGTATTTTATGATGGTAAAAAACCAAAATTAAGGATGTGGCTAATTAAAAAAGGAATATCATATTATGAGTTAGATGATGTTGAGACTGAGATGAAGTTATCTTTTTTAGCAGGTGTTAAAAAGTATGAACATGATAAGATAGAATTTGAAAAATATATTTGGACAAGATTTTCTCATACACTTTTAAATTATTATCAAAGCAAAAAATTAAAGAAAAATTCAATCATTCCATTTGGGGATATAAGTGAAGAAGTTGTATTCAATATAGGTTGTTTACCAGAGAAAAGATGTCAAGATGATTTTGAATATCTGTTTACTCTTATGACCAGATATGAAGCAACCATATGTAGATTGATATATTACAATGGTTGGGAAAAACAGACAATAATAAATCATCTTGAAGTATCATCAAATTTCTATGATAAGTGTTTGGTGAATATAAGAAAAATAATCAGCAAGTACATGACTGATTGATTGGATAGATAAATTACATATATTGTATATTAAAAGCAAATGGAATAAGATATGGAAATAGGAATAAGAAAAGTTAACCAAAATTATGTTTTTATTTTTTTGGATGCAAAGAAAAAAGAAGTAAATGAATTTGCTTCAGAACTAAGAAATATTGATGGATTTTATTATAATGGTTTTTTTATTGATAAAAGAAATGAGTATGAGATAGGTTTTAAAATTGTAAATGAAGGTTATTTACATATAATGGATGAATTATCAAATAATAAAATAATAATAAACAAAAAAGAAATGGAGTGTATCATGGCAACAAAACAGGCACCATACAAGTTATGGACATTGAAAGCATTAAAAAATGAACTCAAGCAAAGAGAAATTGATTTTACTGAACTTGAAGATTCAAATGACAAAGCAGCATTGGTTGCATTATTGCAAGCTGATGATAATGAACCAAATAAAGTAATACCAACTGATGATGAAATTGAAGATTTAGAATCTGAAGATGAATTGGATGATGAAGAATCTGAAGATGAAGAACTTGAAGATGAATTGGATGATGAAGAATCTGATGATTTAGAATCTGATGATTTAGAATCTGATGATGAAGCAAAAGCACCAGCTAAAAAAGCACCAGCTAAAAAAGCACCACCAAAGAAAGATGAGCCTGCAAAACTTAAAAAGAAAGCAGCAAGTAAGAAGGATAAAGGAACTTCATCAATTGAATTGAATACCATGCTTAGAGAAAAAAATCTATGGAGACCAGGCTGTCAGTTTTTAAGTAAGGTTGAGAAGCAGGAATTGTTGGATGTTAACAAAAATGAAAGACAAAAAATATATGACATGCTTGATAAGAAATTTACCAAACTAAAAAAGAAAATATCAGAAACGAATAAAGAAACAAATAAAGCTAAAAAAGAAGCATAATATGATATTTGCCCTTGGTGAAAATCAAGGGCATTTTTTTGTGCACTTTTTTCAAGTTAAATTAAGCCAATTTAAGCAATTTTAAGCCAGTTTATAATTTTAGGGATAGATTATATCAAAAAAATAATTAAAAACAAATGTACAGCACTTAAAATTAAAAATTAACATAAGGAATAAAGGTATTTGAATGAAAATAGCTATTTTTGGTGGTGGTATATCAGGAATGACTGCTGCCCTTGTACTAAAAAATAAATTAAAAAATGCTGATGTATCCATTTATACCAAAGATTTGGGTGGCAATTTTGGAGCTGGTGGATTAAAATATTTGAAGTATTCAGAGTATTCAGAATATTTTATGGATAAGTGTTTGCCTGAAATAAGCTATGGAATTGTTAATCCAATTGGGGCAATTTATCATGAAAATGAAATTTATAATTTTCCATTATATCTTTATAATATTTTTGGTGGAAGTGATATACAAAAAAAATATTGGGTAAAAACAGGCAGGGATATTAATAAATTTGATAGTAGATGTATGAATGATGCTTTTAATTTTAGAACAGAGCTGAGTATAGATTTATTAGAGAAAAGTTTGAATTATTTTATTGATTCAATGGTTAGTAAGATTCAAAAAACAACAAAAATAATTAATGTAAATTTTAATTTGGAATTATTTGATGATGTAGTAAATGAAAATGATATTGTTATTTATACATTGCCACTTTCATTGTTGTCTGATAGAATAGGAAAAAAATTGAAGGCAGAGTTTATTGCATCAAATCTTAATATTCATAAATATGGATTGGATGAATGTGTACTAAATAAAATTTGGTTTGATTATTTATATGTTCCTGATAATGATTATAAATTCCACAGAATATCAATTGATGAAAGCACCATGTCATTGCATGCTGAAGTGAATAGTGATGATAATATTGATAAAGATGTTGAAAAGTTTTTGAATGAAAATTTTGGTTCAAGTTATATTGGTAAAATTGGCAATTCTAATATTAAAGGTCAAATAACAACTGATATTGATATTGAAGAAGTTGAGAAAGTTTTGCCTGATAATGTTGTGCTGTTGGGCAGGTTTGCTGAATGGAACAAAAGAATTGTTTGGAGTGATGTGGTTGAAAAAATAGTTTTAAGTGATAAATTATCAAAATTGTATATTAAGTAAAAATTGGTATTTATTATGAAGAAAAATTATACATTGTGTTTTTATGAATATCCTGGTGCATTAATGGAAATTAAGCAGTGGGAAAATTTGAAATTTGATTCTATAATTCACAAAGAAATTTGGGATGATAAAACAAGACTTTATGAAATAAAATTAGACAAAGATAAGTGTGATGGATTTGAAGTGGAAATTTTATTTTGTATAGCAATGGATAATATTGGTTTTGTTAGTAATGCATTTTCATCAGTGATGAATACTGTTTTCAATCTTAAATTAGTATATTACAAAACAATAATATTTGGCAAGGTTGATATTAAATGGATAAATAAAATACAAAAAATAGTTACAGGGTTGGAAAAAGAAAATGGAAAATAAAGATTTGCTTGAAAGGATATTTGAAATTCAAAGTGGTCATAATAACATGTGGCAAGACAAAGTAAAGTTCAATACTGATAATAATTACAGATTAATGGTGATGAAAGATTTTGTACTTGGTATAAGTAAGCAGAATGTATCCTTGCTTGAATCTTTCAATTGGTCAGACCACATACTTGAAAGAATTGAAGATTCACACAATAGTAAAGTTCAGCTAATTGATATAACCAAATATGTGATTGGACTTTTCATTTTGTTAGGTGGAAAAGAAAAGGATTTTTTTGAAATGTTTGAAAATAAGTCTAAAGAACTTGACAACAGGTGGAGCCAATTATTTTCAAATATGACTGAGAATACATCAGTTGTTATATTTGATATTGATGGGGTTATTGCTGATTATAGTACTCATTATCAAAATTTTTTAGAAGATGTTTGTGGGTTGAAAAAAGTCAATGTTAAAAGAAAGTCATATTCATTCTATGAAACATATGGTATAACAAGACAAGAAGAAGAACAATTCAACAATAATTTTGTGCAAGTTGGTGGTTTCAAGGACATTCCTGTTTTTGATGGGGTGGTTGATACAATAAAAAAATTGAAATCATTTGGCTATAAAATCATATTAGTCACAGCCAGACCAAATTGGATATTCAAAAGAATAGCAGCAGATACCCAACATTGGCTTAAGAAAAATGATGTACCATATGATTTGTTGTTTTGGAATAAAGACAAGTCAGATGTTATTATCAATAATATTTTCCCAGCAAATATTAAATGTATGGTTGAAGATAGAGATAAACATGCCCTTGAAGTATCTCATATTGGGGTTGATGTATTGTTGCTTGACAAAAGTTATAACAAAGGGATAAGTGACACTGACAGAATAAAAAGAATATATGGATATTCAGAAATTTTAGATTTTATAAAAAATAAGGAAAAAAAATAAATGAATAAAGTTGTTATAATAACTGGTGCTTCAAATGGTATTGGATTATCATTAGCAGAAACACTTGCTGAAAATGGTTATATAGTATTCAACCTTGACATTGTATATCCAAATAAAATAGGTGGTGGTATATTCATTAAATGTGACATTAGGGATTATAAACAGATTGAATCAGCAAAAAGGGAAATGGAAAAAATTGCTTGTGATATTAATCCTGATTATAAATTAATTTCACTTGTTAACAATGCTGGTGTTAATTATTTAGATTGGTTTGATAAAATATCTCAACTTGATTTTAATAGAGTAATAGACACAAATGTCAAGGGAACATTTTTTACAACTCAAGTTTTTTTACCAATGCTTGCTAAACATAAATCATCAGTTATTAATGTTGTTAGCAATGCTGCTGATAAGCCAATGACTTGTTCAAGTGTTTATAATGCAAGTAAGGGTGCTGTTAAAATATTGACAAGAGAAATGGCCAGAGAATTAACACCAAAGTTTGGTATAACAGTATTTGGCATTTCTCCAAATAAAATATTGGATACAATGATGAGTGAGTATGTGGATGAAGTTGTACCTGATATTAGGGGATGGACTAAAGAACATGCTCAAGAATATGAAATAAATGGCATACCTTGTAGAGAAAATACACCACTGAAAGTTTTTACAGACCATTTAGCATATTTAGTAATGCTTGAAGATGATAATAAATATATGTCTGGGAATATAATTGAATATGGAGTTTAGAAATGAATATTTTTGAAAGAGATAGGAAAAATGTTATATCAAATGCTGATGCAAGATTGACTGAAGCTGAAAAAACTGGTATGAAAACACAACATGAATTTGAATTGATATTAAATGAAGCAGCAAATTTGAGAATGGAAAAAGTTTTACAATATGGTGAAGAAAGGTATGATGAAAAAGATATTGATGTACAGCTATGGATGTTATATTGTGATATTTGGCGCAAGTTTAGTAGATTAAGGAAATTGATAAAAAATATTATAAAAAATGAAGATTTGAAAAGTGTTGAAAAATTAAGAGATGACTGTTTGGATTTGCTTAATTATGGTGCCATGGGGGCTCAAATAATAGACAGACTTGATTTGATAAATAAGTTTAATAAGAAACAATGATAAAAATTTATAAAATTGAAAATATAGAAAGTGGAAAAATATATGTTGGTCAAACATCAAAAAAAGGTAGAATGTGGAAAAATTATTATGGTAGTGGTGTTCATATAAAAAAGGCAATTAAAAAATATGGTAGGAATATTTTCAAAAAGAAAGTTTTGTGTTATTGTGGAACACAAAAATTAGTTGATGAAAAGGAAATATTTTACATAAAAAAGTATGATAGTCTGAACAATGGATATAATGAATGTCCTGGTGGAAGTGGTGTTGGAAGTGGTGAAGGAACACCATGGTATGGAAAGCATCATTCAGATGAAACAAAAAAGAAAATTGGCAAATTTAATAAGGGAAAAAAATTTTCAGATGAAATTAAGAAAAAGATGTCTGAATCAGCAAGGAAAGTTTGGGAAAATATGGAAGCTGAAAAAAGACAAAAGATGGAAGCAAGATTAAAAAATACTGGTTACAGAAATATGGGTGATGAAGAAAAGAATGAATTGAAAAAGAAGCATAGCAAAAGGATGAAAGAATATTGGAAAAATCTTACACCAGAACAAAAGAAAAATAAATTGAAAAATATGGTTTCAAAAATTACACCAGAACAAAGAACTGAATTTGCTAAAAATGCAAATAGTCACAAAAAAGTCGATCAACATCAAAAAAAGGAACAAAACAATGGAAAAGAAAAAGACACCATTTAACACTCTTGATAAAATGAAAACAGATGAAAAGATAGCAAATGCAATATCACCATTGAATCTTGGACAGATTAATGAAGGTGTAAAAAATATTAAGGTCAAGATATTAGATTGGCCAGATGAAAAAAGAATGAAGGTGCTGCTTAGTAAAATGGTACAAGCAACCATTGGTGGAAATATTGAAGAAGAAATTAATGAAGAATTAGGTGAAGAACTTTTCAAAGGTGGATTACAGACTGGATTGGAAGCATTTAATGTTAGTTTTGAAATAAGTGGAGTAAGTAGGGCATTCACTCACCAATTTGTTAGAACAAGAAAAGCAGCATATCATCAACAATCAAGCAGATATACTTATATGGGTGATATGTTTAATGTAAGGATGCCCCAAACTATTGCTGACAACCCTGAAGCTAAAGCAATCTTTGAAAATTTTGTAAAGGTTTCAAGAGAAACATATGCAAAATTATGTGAGTTAGGTACACCTTTTCAAGATGCAAGGTTCACCTGCCCTGTTGGATTGGAAACATATATAATTGGTGAATTTCCATTAAAGGTTTTTATGGACACATATCAATATCGTGGATGCATAATGTTCCAGTGGGAAATTACTCATGTATTTCTAGAGATGAGAAAACAACTAATTGAAAAATTACCATTCCTTGAACCATATATAAAAATCAGTTGTGAAAAGAATCACAAGTGTACATTTCAGGGCTGGGAAAATGTTGAAGAATATTGTGACTTGCCATGGGCTGGTGATAGAGTTTTCAAAAGTGAACATTTCACAAGTAATAATAAAAAATGAATAAAACAATAAAAAAATGTCTGTGTGGCTGTGGGTCAACTGTTAATAATAAATGGAAAGTTGGTCATTGGATTAAGATGAACAACCCAACTAATTCATTACATGTTAGAAAATTAATATCTGATAGAATGAAGGCAGACAATCCATATTTTGATAATTCAGAATTGAAGGAAAAGAAATCAAAAGAAATTAAGGAATGGTGGGCAAATAATCCAAAAGCTAAAATCAGCAAAGACAATTTGATAAAAGGAAATATTAAAAGAAATAAAACTAAAAAACATAGGGAAATAGTATCAGACAATTTAAAAAGGAAATGGAAAACTAAAGAATATCAAGATATGATGCAAAAAAAATTACACATCAAACCAAATATCAGTGAATTAAAATTATTAACAATATTAAGCAAATATGGATATAAATATTCAGGGGATTTCACTTTTTTTATAGATGGTAAAAATCCAGATTTCATTCATTTGGAAGATAAAAGCATTGTTGAGCTATTTGGTGAATGGGTTCACCCAATTACTGATGAAATGGAAAGAACAAAATTTTTTAATGATAGGGGATGGAAAGTGCTGATAATTTGGTACAATGAATTGAGAGATATGGATGCTGTTATTGATAAAATAAAAAAATATACATCAAATAATGAAAAGAAATAATAATGTCAAAAATAGAATCAGTTGATTTTATACACCTTCACTGTCATTCAGAATATTCAGCACTTGATGCACTGCCTAAAGTTGAAGAATATGTAATAAAAGCTGCAGAGCTGGGCATGAAAGGATTAGCACTTAGTGAGCATGGAAACATGCGTAGTGTTGTTCAATTATTCATAAAATCAAAAGGCAAATTCACTTTTAATGGTGAAAAATATGACCTGGCACCCATCAAACCAATTTCTGGAATTGAATTTTACATGTCTCCAATAAATCATCTTATCAAAGGAATTGATGAAGGTGAAAAGGCAGCCTTGAAAAATAAATGTTCAAATACAGCAGAGTATAAAGAAAAATTAAAAGAACTTGAATCCCAAAAGCAGGTAAGAAAAAGATATCATTTACTTGCTTTTGCTAAAAATAATATTGGTTATAAAAATTTATTAATGCTGAATTATTTGTCTTGGAAAGATGGTTTTTATTATAGACCCAGAATTGATTTAGAATTATTGAAACAATATTCTGAAGGTTTGGCTGTAACAACAGCATGTATAGGTGGATTTGCACCAAGTTTATGGATTGATAAGAAACAAGATGAATCCTATATTTGGCTGAAAGAAATGAAAAAACTTTTTAAGGATGATTTATATGTTGAAATTCAGCCACACAACATTGAAGAACAAAGAATTGCTAATATAGGAATGATACAACTTGCTGATGAATTAAAAATAAAGATTGTTGCCACCAATGATTGTCATTACTTGAATAAGGATGATTACAAGGCTCACAATGTTTTATTAGCAATTCAATCTCATAAGCCATTGCAATCTGCTGATGCATGGAGATTTGATGACAATGCATTTTATATGAAAGACAAATGTGAAATGTTGGAATCATTTTCAATAAATCACCCAACACTTAATAAACAGTTAGTTGTCAATGCCCTTGAAAATACAATGGAGATATATGAGAAATGTAATGTTGAATTATCAATTGATAAAAAGCAAGGTATATTGCCTAAAGTTACAATACCAAAAGAATATAAATCACCAAAAAGTTATTTGATAAAATTATGTAAGGATGGTTGGGTTTGGAGAAATATTAAAGTAAGGGCAGAAAATTATTCTAAAAAAAATAATATAACTGAAATTAAAAGTTATAAAATGTATAAAGACAGGCTAAAACATGAACTGGATAGAATTGTAAGGTTGAGATTTGAAAAATATTTTTTAATAATACATGAATTGATATGGTGGGCAAGAAACAATGATATAATGGTCGGGCCAGGTCGTGGAAGTAGTTCAGGTAGCTTAGTGTGTTATCTGATAGGTATTACATCAGTTGACCCAATAGAATATGACTTGCTGTTTGATAGATTTTTAAATGAAAGTAGGATTGATTATCCAGATGTTGATATGGACTTTGAAGATACCAGAAGGAAAGAAATTTTCAAACATTTGTTTGATAAATATGGTTATGATTATGTTTCTTTGGTTGGAACTTTTGGAAAATTAAAGGGTAAACAAGCCCTGCAAGATGTTAGTAGAGTGCATAGCATAGATTATAGAGAAGTATCAGCAGTTACAAAACATATCATAATAAGGTCAGGTGGTGATGCAAGAGCCAACCAATCAGTTGAAGATAGTTTCAAAGAGTTTGATGTGTGTAAGCAGTTTGATAAAAAATATCCAATGGTATTGCCTTTTGTTAAAAAGTTGGAAGGGAAAATCAGGCAAGTTGGTATTCATGCCTGTGGGATACAATTATCACCAACTGTGATGGAAAGGTTCATACCAGTTGAATTCAGAGAAATAAAAGGTGAAGATGAAATAAAACTTTGGGGCACTAATAGATTAAAAGTGTCTGGAATTGACTGGCGTGATAGTCAGGATTTAGGATTGGTTAAGATAGATGTGCTTGGATTGAAAACATTATCTGTTATAAAAGAAGCATTGAATGCTATTAATAAAAGGTATGATAAAAAGATTGATTTGGAAAAAATTAGTTTGGAAGACAAAAATGTATTAGGTGGTTTTACAAAAGGTGATTTTGTAGGAATATTCCAATTTGATAGTATTGGTATGACAAAGACTTGTGAGAAATTAAAGTTCACTGAATTTGAAGATATAATAACAATGAATGCTTTGTATAGACCTGGTGGCATGAGATGTATAAGTGGTGATACTAAGATAATGCAAAATTGGTGGGATGATAAAAAAAGAAATAATACCAAAAGATTTGTTTATTTAACAATTAAAGAAATGTATGAAAAATGGATTGATAATAAAATAAATCCTATCAGAACTATTTTGTCATATGATAAAAACACTGGTAAGGTGGTCAGGAATGAAATAATAAAAATTGAAAAATCTGGTATTAAAAAAGTTTATAGTTTGGATGTTAGATTATTTCAAAAGAAAAGTAAGTGTAATAACAATCCAAATAGAACCAGGAACTTAAAAACATCATCAGAGCATATAATAATGACTTTGGATGGTTGGAAAAAAATGGGTGATATTGAGATAGGAGATTATGCTCTTGTTAAATATAGTAACACAGTTGGTAAGTCAAAAAGAAAATATGGTATGCATCATATATCAGAACATAATAAAAGAATGCACACCTTACAAGATAGAGCAAAATTTTTCTATAAAGATAAATGTTTTATTTGTGGATATGATGTTTTTACTGATGTTTGTCACATTGATAAAAATAGGAATAATAATAGCATTGATAATTATTTAATTCTTTGCCCAAATCATCATAGAGAATTTGATGGGGGTGTTTTAAAATTAAGTGATAATAAAATCACAAAACTGAAATCAGAAAATTGGCTTGGGAATAGCTATGATGATGATTTTGTTTTCTCTAAAGTAATGAGAAAGAATTATGAGGGTGAAGTAGAAACATATGATATTGAATGTAAATCACCATTAAATAATTATATTGCTGGTGAAGTTGTTGTTCATAATTCAGGTCTGACACAACATTTTGTGAATAGAAAAATAGGAAAAGAAAAAGTTGAAAAGTTGCACCCAATTTATGATGAGATAACAAAAAGCACTTTGGGAATATTAGTATATCAAGAACAACTGATAAAATGTTTTGTTAATCTTGCTGGCTATCACCCAGGCACAGCAGATGAAATTAGAAAAGCTGTGGCAAAAAGTTTTGGTGTTGAGTTTATTAATAAACAAAAGGAAATATTTGTTGAAGGTGCTGTTAAGAATGGTATGGATGTTAAGAAAGCTAATGAGCTATTTGAAAATATTTCATTCTTTGGGTGTCTTACTGGTGATACATTGGTACATAGGATTAGTGCCAACCAATATCAGAAAGAACAAATATCATTGAGTGATTTATATGAGTATCAAAATAAACCTTATAATAATTTGCTGTATAAGAAATTAAAATTGAAATGTTTGATTGAAGATGAAGCTGTGGTAAAATATAATGACATGATTAAGGTTGTGAAAACTGGTGTTAAGAAAGTTTATTTGGTTGAGACTGAATCTGGTAAGTTTTCAAAATCAACAATGGAACATGGTTATAAATTAAAAGATGGATGGAAGAAATTAAAATCAATAAATATAGGTGATGAAATATGTGTCACTGATTTTGAAAAGCCAAAAAATAATTTAGGCATTGGCAAGGGCGGCAGGTCAAAGGGCAAGACATATAAAAATCATGGATTGCAAAAAGGTGAAAAAAATATAAATTATGTGAATGGTGTAACTGGTAAGGATGTTGAGTCAAGAAAAGCAATGGTTGAAGAACATGGTGAAAAGTGTATGGAATGTGGTTCAACAAAATTTATAGAACAGCATCATAAAGATTTTAATCACAGTAATAACAAAAAAAATAATTTAATACTGCTTTGTAGGAAATGTCATAGAAATAAACATAGTCATCAACTTAAAAGATATACAAAAGGATATTCAGTAAGGTATGAAAAGGTTATTACTATAAAATATTTGGGTGAAGAAGAATGTTATGATGTGATGATGGAAAATCCAAATAATAATTTTGTTATAAATGATGGAATAATTGTTCATAATAGCTATGCATTTAACAAAGCTCATGCTGCAGCTTATTCAGTGATAGCTTATTGGGGGATGTATTTGAAAGTTTATTATCCAACAGAATTTTATTATGCTTTGATGAATAAAGAAAATGATATGGCTGAAATTCTAAGGTATGTCATTGTTTCAAGAAAAGCTGGAGTTGATGTACAGATTGCTGATATCAATTTTGCTGACATTAATTTCAAAATAAAAGATGATAAAACAATTATTAGTGGGTTGGCAGATATCAAAGGATGTGGTATAAAAGCAAGTAATGAAATAGTTACCAACCAACCATACTCATCATTAAGAAATATGGTTGATAAAGTAAATAGAAGGCAAGTACATAAAGGTGTAATTACATCACTTGTAAAAGCTGGTGCATTAAGGTCAATGTATCCAAATATTGGGGCATTACTTGAAGAAGTGAATTATGATAATAGGAAAGAAAGAAACACAGGGGAACTTATCATCAAACCTGTTTGGGAATGGATGCTGATGTTAAGTGAAGAGGATGGAAATTTGTTATATAAGAATTGGGAAAACAAACTGGGAAATATGGATGAAGAACAACAGGTGAAGATAATGTCACAAGTTTGTCCAATACCACCTTATAAACATAAAATTGAATATTATGATGGAACAATTAGAAAAATAATGAAAGATAGAAAAAATCTTGAGTTATATATACAACCAGATGAAAATTATGATAATGAATTAGAATTTAGTGAATCAGGTTTGCATAGAAATAAAGGAATATTTATTGGTACATTGGTTGATATCAAATATAATAATGTTGGTGATTTTCATAAAGAAGAACCAGACAGTCAGGAAAAGAAAAGAATTGGTTGGGGTAAAAGATATTCAAATTTGAATATAGAGAATGTTTTGGGTATTAAAAGAGTGAATGTGGATATTTATACTTTTCCAACTTATAGACAAGTGATTGACAAAGGTTTACAAACACCAGTGTTAATCATAGGTTCTGTGTTAAAATGGAGTGAAGTGATATATGCTGATATTATTATTGATTTAGACCATTTTAGAGAAATTATGGAAATGAAATTGCCTATTAAACAAAGATATAATGAATTATTACCACAAGAAAAATATTTGTTGAAGCACCCAACAACTTTCCATAATAAAGAAATGAAATCAAACTTAAAAAATATAAAATTTGACATCACTAAAGGTACAAGGCAAGTGATAGTTCTTGTTACAAGAGTAAAAAATCATTGGACTAAAAAAGGTAAAAAAATGATGTTTATTGAGTTGGAAGATGAAACATCATATTTGTCAGTGATTGCTTGGCCAGAATGTGTTGTAAGGAATAGTAATAAAATGAAAACAGGTATGGTTGTTAAATTGTATATCAAAAAAAATAAAGATGGATATTTTATAGATGAACAAAGAAAGATTGAAATGATTAAAAAATATTGGGAACAGGTTGGTACATCTGCTGGGGATATTTATAATTAATGAATATTTTTTGTATATTAAGTAAAATAAGGAATATAATATGGCAAGTCTGAAAAATGTAAAAGTAGAAAAAAAATCAGGTGGTACTGATTTAAGCACATTAATAAATGATAAAATTCAAGAAGCAATTGACATGCTTGATGTTACTTTGGATAGTGATGACCCAGCACTGATTGAACAAATAACATTGGGTGATAATTGGGATGACCCATTTGCCCTTACAAAAGCAATGGACACTCAACCACTCTATTATTCAAGATGGGCAACTTTATTAAGAAAGTTGAAAAAATTTAAACAAGAACACCAGCAGAAATTTGATGTTTGGGCAAGTATTATAAAGGAAAATTTGGCAGAAGAAATATTTGATGAGAATGTTGAGTCAGGTATGACTGCTAATAATGCAAAGCCAACTAATCAGGCTGTTGAAAATAGATTTAACAAATATTATGTGAGTGCTGATGGTGATGAAAAAATGCATCATGAATATTTGGAAATGAGAAAAGAACTTGAGAAAGTTGATAACCAAATAGACACAGTTGAGATTGTAGTAAAAGCATTTGAACAAAGAAAAGATATGCTGGTTTCACTTGGTTCATTGGTTAGAAGTATGGTTGATAATCAGTTGATGATTTATAGAGATAAGAAAAAAATAAGAAAATAATTAACTAATAAAAAATGGAGTAAAGAAAATGGGAAATAGTAAAGAACCAACATTGGCTGAAAATTTTAATCAGCTAAAACAATTGCTTATTGATTCAGAAGGTGACATAATGAAAAATTTTGAAAAAGGAAATTATTCAGCAGGTCAAAGATTCAGAAAGACAATAAAAGAAGTAAAAACACTTTTATCAACAATGAGAAAACAAACACTTGAGTTAAAAAAAGAAGTAAAATAAAAAAAATTATATTAATAAATTTGGAGCAGATTCAAAATGGCAAAAAAAGACATCAATCAAAAATATCAGGATGCTGCTGAAAGGGCAGATTCAGGTGATATCAATAAAGTCATACTGGAAAAAGGTGAAAACATAATAAGGATTGTTGACCTTAATTTTGAAGAAAACTATGTTGCTTATGTGGAAGACACTGAAGGCAATACAAGAAAAATTAGTATGACTGTTGACCAAAAAGAAAATAAAAAGAAATATGCTGCATTATATGAATCAATATCTGACTTAAAAGCAAGTCATAGATATTATTTCAAAGCTATACAAGGAAAGAAAGTTGAAACAAAAACTGGTGTCAAAACAGTATTTGACCCACAGGTTAAATTATTTGAAATTGGCCCAAGTATATTCAAACAAATTGCTGCTATACAGATGGATGGTGAATTTCCAGATGTAACTGAAATTAATCTTAAAATAACCAGAAAAGGTGAAAAATTAAAAACTGAATATACAGTGATGCCAAATCCAAAACCATCACCAATGCCTGAGTTGGAAGGTGAATTGGATTTATTAGCATTTGTTGAATCAACTGACATGAAAACTGTATATGATATAATTGGAACTGAAGCTGGTGAAGATTATGGTGAAAACACTGATGATGATGATGAAACATCTGATATACCTGAAGATGATGATATAGTTGAAGATAAAAAGCCTGCTGTGACTAAAGATAAAAAAACATCAAAGAAAAAACCAGAGCCAGAGCCAGAAGATGATGAAGAAGAAAATGAAGAAAATGAAGAAGTTGTAGCAGGTGATGAATTTGATGATATGGATAGAACAGAATTAAAGAAATATATTAAAGCCAATGGACTTGAAATAAGTGTTGTCAAATCTTGGAGTGATGATGTCATAAGAGAAAAAATCAGAGAACAAACAGCAACTGATGAAGATACTGTTGAAGATGATGATGACTTGAGTGATCTTGATGATTTGGATGAAGATTAAAATTTATTAATTAATTTAGGAAAGGGGGTACTATCAATGTACCCTTTTTTTTATATATGGCAGTTTACATATTACATTTTGAAAAAAAATTTTATCACACCCAACATTATATAGGTTGGACAAAAGGCAATTCAATAGAAGCTGTGCAAAAAAGATTGAAGACACATTTGGCTGGTAAAGGTAGCAAGATAGTAAGAAGTGTTGTTGCTTCAGGTATAAAGGTTGAAGTGGCAACAATTTTTATTAATGGTGATAGAAAGTTGGAAAGAAAATTGAAAGATAAAAAGAATGCTAAACAATTTTGTAGTATTTGCAATGATTTTTTAATAGACTATGGAGCAGAAACGTGAAAGAAATATCAACCAAAAGCAAGTTGGCAGCAGCAATATCTCAAATTGAAAAATTATATGGTAAGGGTTCATTGATTGAATATGGCAAGGGTACAAGTCTTGATATAAAAGGAATATCAACTGGTTCATTCCTTATCAATGATATAAGTGGTATTGGTGGCATACCTATGGGTAGAATCACTGAAATATATGGCCCAGAATCAAGTGGCAAGACAACAATGTGTTTACATATTATAGCTGAAGCACAGAAGATGGGAATGAGAGCTGCATTTATAGATGCTGAGCATGCTCTTGACCCAGTTTATGCCAGGAATATAGGTGTGAATATGGATACATTACTTTTAAGTCAGCCAGATTATGGTGAGCAAGCACTTGACATAGCAAGCAAATTAACTGAGACAGGTGAAGTTGGTTTAATAATAATTGATTCAGTTGCAGCATTAGTCCCAAAAGCAGAAATTGAAGGTGAGATTGGTGATGCACATATGGCATTGCAGGCAAGAATGATGAGTCAATCATTAAGAATGATGAATGGTGATATAAAAAAGACCAACACAGCAGTTGTTTTCATTAATCAATTGAGAAGTAAGATAGGTGTGATGTTTGGAAATCCTGAGACAACAACAGGTGGCAATGCTTTAAAGTTTTATGCAAGTATGAGAATAGATATCAGAAGGATTGGTGCAATAAAAGAAGGTGAAGAAGTGGTTGGTAATATAACTAAAGTTAAGATTGCCAAAAGTAAAGTATCATCACCATTTAGAACATGTGAAATTGATATAAGGTATGCTGAAGGTATTGATTGTTATTCAGAGTTGATTGAACTTGGTGTGAAGCATAATGTGCTGGAAAAAAGTGGTGCTTGGTATATAATCAATGATAAACATAAGTATCAAGGCAAAGAAAAAATTAGACAGGCACTCAAGTCAAATGAAAAATTGTATATTTATTTGAGAAAAAAAATATTTGGTGAATAGATGTTAGTAAAAAATAAATTCAAGATAACTAAGACATTTGAAGCCAGTTTGTCAATAATGGCTGACAATAGTTTTGATGATAAGGATAAAAAGAATAATGAGTGGAATGTTAAATTTGTTGATAGTGTTAAGAATCTTGACTATACTCAATTATCAAGTAAGCAAAAAGTAATTCTTACTAATATATGCCAATTATTAAGGAAGCAAGGATATATAAGATGAAGAAAAATTATAGAAGTATAGGTGGTTTGCCTATTTTTCAAAAAGCAAATATGGAATGTAAATATTTTTGTGATTTTTCAAGAGAAGAAAAATTTGATGAATGCACTTGTCCAATAGCAAGAGTGTACTTGCAAAAGAATAATTATGGTTCAATAATAAACTGCCCAACAGGTAAAGATGAATGCCCAATAATGAAAAGTCAAAATGAAAAGGACATAGAATTTATTGAAAAATATATTAACAAATTTTATGAAGGTGGCTGGGTTCATGTAAGTAAAAAGCATGTTAAATTAATATTGGAAAAGAAGTTGGCATTGAATAGTAAAAAATATTTATTATTGCTTTTTAATTATTTTGGTTTTCGTGATGTAAAGGATGACAATTTGGTGGATGGAATAGTGTTTAATAATCTTAAGATAAAGGTTGATTGATATGGTTGGTTTTATACATACTGCTGATATACATTTATATGATAATCATAAATACAGCATAGATGGCTCAAGATTAAAAGCTATTTATAAAAATTTGCTCAGAATGATTAAATATATAAGTAAAAAAACTTGTGATGTTAAAATTATAATAATTGCTGGTGATATTTTTCATACTTACAATCCACCAGAGAATCTTATCAAATTATTTAGCAAGTTTATAAAGATTGCTGCTAAACATGGGGTGTTAGTAAGAGTGATAACAGGCAACCATGATACCAATGGAATAAATTATGCCTTTGAAAGTTTAGCTAATATAAATGACTTGACAGGGCAGAGTAATATGTTGAAAGTTTTTCCAATTAAAGATGGTCAGGCAATATATGCTGAAATTATAGAGAATATTAATTTTGTATATGTACCTTGGCAAGAAAATTTAAGCAAAATATTAAGAGAAGCAACAAAGTTAAGAATAAAAGATAAATTTAATATTTTAACTACACATTGTGCTGTTGATGGGGCATTGACTAACAGTGATTATGAAATGAAAAATACAAAGATAACAAAATCATTGTTGTCAGGCTGGGATTATGTTGCTCTTGGTGATTTTCATACTTACCAAAGAATTGATGAAAATATTTATTATAGTGGTAATATAAGTAAAACTGTTTGGGATGAAAGACATGCTGATAAGGCATTTAACTATGTAGAAATTGATTCATTAACAGGGGTGAATATAAATAAAGTAAAATTGCCTGATAGTGAGTTCATTGAGTTGAAGATTGATTACAAACAGATTAAGGAATATCTTGAAGATGATGTAACTGAAATTAATGGTAAGGCAATCAAAGGTTCATTCATAAAATTATTTGTACACAATCAATTAGGATATGGTGAAAAGGTTATTGAATTAAAGAAACATTTTATTAAGTGTGGAGCAATGGATGTTTATTTTAAGATAATAAAAAGTGTTGAAGGACATTCTGTAAAGAGTAATGATGATGGTGAATTAAATATTAATTTAGACTTAAGGTCTGTGTGTGATTTATTTTTGGAAAGGAATGGAATTAAAAATGTTAATTATAAAAAATATTTAGAAAATAAAATAATGGAAAACATGTTGTAATGTATAAACTATGGGATATATTAAAACCACTGGAAAATTTTATTGATTTCAAAGTATTGGAGCAAAAAATATTAACACTCCAAGAAATGGTAAATCAAGGGTTGGCAAATGATAAGGTAATTGATGCTATGAAGAATAATGATATCTGTATTTCAGCAGTTTTCAATAGTAAAGAAAAGATGCATAAATTATTTATAAAGGGTATAAAGATAGATAATGTTAAAAAAGATTTATTAACAGGATTGAGTGATATTGATGTGAAAGATGTAATGATTGATAATGTTAGTTTTATTGAAAATAAAGATAAATTGTTGGGTATAATTTTATGAAATTAAAGACACTAAAATTCAAAAATTTGTTTTCATATGAAAGGGGTGAAATAAATTTAGGTGAACTTGATTTGACTTTATTTAAAGGAATAAATGGAGCAGGAAAATCAAGCACATTTGATGTATTGTGTTGGGTGTTATATGGCACTACAGCAAGAAAGAAATATAAAAACATATTAAGAAATTCACCAGATAAACCTAAAAATGGTTATGCTGTTATTGATTTTACAGTTGATGATGGTACTGTTTATAAAATAGAAAGGGGCATTGGTGTTAAAAAATTTTTCAGATTGTATAAGGATGATTTAGTACAAAAGTTTAGAACATCAACTATGATACAAGATGAGATTGTAAAAATAATTGGTGTTGATTATAAGACATTTTTAAATATAGCTTATTTCAGTCAAGGGGATGTTGGTAAATTTTTAACATCTGAATCTGGTGAAAGAATAAATATCATAACAGATATGTTATCAGAGTTGGGTGATATTGATAAACTGAAAAAAAGTATTGACTATGATGCCAAGAAAATATCATATGAAACAGAGAATTTGAAAGGGCAATTATTAGCACACAAGGAAATAATATCAGGTGTTGATATATTGAAACTGAAAAAAGAAATTAAGATGAAAGAATCATCAATCAGTAAATATACTGAACAATTAGTTGAATTTTCTCAAGTTCTTTCAATGTTTAATGAGAAAAAAGAATTTACTGAACAATTGGAAAAATTACAAAATGAAAAGGGTGAATATGTTGAAGATGTTAAGACTGAACTTGAGCAAATAAATAAAAGTATAAAAGGTTTGGAAGGTAAGAAAGGCAGTGAAGTAGAATTAAATAAAAAATATAATTCAATAATTGCAGAGCTGAATAAATTAGGTAATATTAAGAGTGATTATGAGTTGAATAAAAAAGAAATTTCTATACTTGAAGAAAAAAATATTGAGTATAAAACTTCAATTGAATATAATGTGAAGGAAATTTCTGCCCTTGAAAAAGTAATGAAAATGAAAAATTCAACTTGTCCAACTTGTAAGAGTATCATAGATGATGAAAATATTAAACATTTAAGCACTCTATCAGGCTCAAGGCAGAATGAAAATAAAGTATTCAATAAAAGTATTGCTGAAAATTTAAAGTTGCTTAAAAACCATTATAGTACAAGGGAAAAATTAGAAAATAAGATTGGGGATATCAATAAACTTAATTCAAAAAAAACAGATATTAAGAATGAGCTACAAAACTTGAAAAATTTATCTGATGATATTAATCAATTGAAAGTACATTATAGGAATAAGAAAAGCAAGTCAAAGGAAAAAATTGAAAATTATAAACTGAAAATAAAGCAAACAAAAGATGATTTGAGTTATTTGGTAAAATATAATTTAGATGATTATGATAGTGTTAAGTCAAGTTATCATAAATATGATATATTGATGCAAGAAATGGAAGATGCCATTAAAAAGGAAAAAATAACAGCTGATAATTATTATAGGTCAGTGAAAAAAATAACAGAAATAGAAAAAGAATTGAATGAGTATAATGATGATGAAAAGGTGATAAGTTTTTGGAGTGTTGCCTTACCTAAAATAAAGGTTGACATGATTGCTGGTATTATTCCATTTCTTGAATCTGAGAGTAATAAATATTTGAGTCAAATACTGCCAGGTAAAATGGTGAAGTTCATTGCTGATTCAGGTAAAGCTAATAATAAATTGGATGTTATGATTTATGATATTGAAAATAATGTTGAAAGGATATATGAAGGTTGGAGTGGTGGTGAAAAAAGTAAGATGTCTATCAGTGTTTATTTAGCACTCAATAAATTAGCATCACTGAGAAGTGGTAAGACAATTGATTTTCTTATATTAGATGAGAAGTTTTCAGAAATAGATTATGAAAGCAGGATGACATTGATGGAAATGCTGAAGAATGAATACAAAGGCAGAAAAATTTGGGCAATAAGTCATGTTGAAAATTTAGATAGTGAGTTCAATCAGATAGTAAAAGCACAAAAGATTAATGGTATATCAAAATTGGTGGTGTAATGAAATTCAATATTTTAAAGGATGTAGGTGGTGAAGATTTATTTGGGAAAATGTTAAGAGTAATAATACTTGAAAAAAAATTAAAACAAAAACAGCTTGCTATCATGATAGGAAAATGTGAACAGCAAATACAAAGATATGAGTCATTAGATGATAGTCCAAATAAGCAAATGCCACCATTAAATGTTTTTAAAGATTTGTGTATTGCTCTACAAGTATCACCTGAAAGATTATTGGGCTTAGAATTTGTTGTATCAGATAAGCCATTGAAATCAGGAATTGGAATTATATATGAATGGAAGTTAGTTAAGGATAAATTATATTGGACTTGTCCTGAGTGTAACAGGAAAAATATAATATATAATGATTTTAGTAAAAATAAAAAAATTTTGAAGGAACAAGAATTTTTGTGTGAATATGATGACTGTGGTAAATTTTTTAATAAATTAAGTGAAATTAAAAATGGATAAATATTTATTTTGTATTGATGCTGGTTTTGTTAGCACTGGTTTGTCAATATTTTTAGTTGAAAATGGTAAATTAATTTTCAATAATTGTCTGACAATACAAACTAAAAAATCTGAAAAAAAGAAATCAGTAAGAGTTGCTGATGATGATTCTGAAAGAATAAAAAATATAATAATAGGAATAAATGAATTTATTGACCCTTATTTGAATCATAGTTTAATGGCTGCAGTTGAATTACCAACTGGTGGAGCACAGGGTGCCAGAGCTAATAGAACAATGGGAATGATAACAGGTTCAATAGTTACTTATTTAGAAATTATGGGATGGCCAACAGAATATGTTAGTCCAAATGATGTTAAAATTGCTGTGACAGGCAGTAGAAAAGCAAGCAAAGATGAAATAATGGAAAAAATAAAAAAAGAGTTTATTAATTTTGAATATTTGTTCCCAAAGACAAAAAGTAAATTTGAGCATATAGCTGACAGCATTGGTTGTGCAGTTCATATAAAAAGACATAGTGAGATGTTTAAAATGTTTTCAAAAAAATAAACAAGGAATGTAAAAAAATGAAAAGATTTTTGATTTTAGAAATAAAGGGTTCAAAAGATGAAATAAAATTCATATATGAACTTGATTATTATACTGAAGAAAGAATAAAAGATGAAATTTTTCTTACAGCACACGTAAAAAATAATAGCAGTGTAAAAAGTATATTAGTAGGTGAAAACATATCAGAAATGAAAAATGAACAATTGAATTTATTCAATGAAGAAAATAAGGGAAATAAAGATGACCAGATATTTGAGTGAAGACAGAGCACCACTTGAGTTTACTAAACCAAGTAAAAAACAAAAGGTGGTTGGCTGTCCATATTGTAAAAAAGGTAGAAATGTTTCTATTAATTGGGTGGCAGGAATATGTTCTGGATGTAATTCTTATTTTAGTATTGATATGGCTATTGATGAAAAAGATTGTGATAATTTTTTGAATCAGAATGTTCCTATTAATAAAGAGTACACAAATATGAAAACCAAGATGGAAAAAGAAGCATATGAATATAAAGAGAAGGTGCTTGATAAAAAAAGTCAAGGTAAGCTGAGAAAACATGAACCAGGTGGGGATGATGGTTATTGGTAGTTTGATTTGTATATTAAATAGAAACAGTAAAGGAATAGAAAAAATGTTAAAAGTGACAAACAGTGAACCAAAAGAAATGTTGAATTTTTGTGATGTTGGGTGTAGATTTAAAGGTGAAATTCATTCAACTCAATTTGGCGGTATATTTAGTACGTGTTTGAAGATGGGAGGTGATATTTTTATAAGACCAATAAAAAAGGAAAATAATATCATTATTGGGGAATTTGTTGCTATTGAAGGATGTGGTGAAAAAACAGAAGTTTTTGAAGCATTGAAATTTATTGACTAAATGAATAAGGATATTAAAGTGGAAACAAAAAAATTACAAAAAGAAATTTATCAATGGAAGCTGAACAATTTTGGTAATAAGGCTGGTAATGGTCATCAGAATTTATTAGGTGTGATTGAAGAAATTGGTGAGTTGGCTCATGCTGTATTAAAAAAAGAACAGGGGATAAGAAATAATGAAGAACATAATGATTTGATGAAAGATGCTATTGGTGATATATTTATATTTTTGATGAATTATTTAAGTGATATGGGAATTGAATTTGATATGCCATTTGTATTTTATGATATTTCTGTTTGTGATGTTAGGGATGAAGTCAATGTAATGAATATTTATTCAACAGCTAATGACCTTGTAAGTTTTCACTCAACCATGGAAACATTCAATATGAATTTTAGTTGTCCACCAACAAAAATATCAGTTTATTCTAAAATGTTGGTGAAAGAACTGATGTTTTTTTGCTGTTGTAAGAGTTGGGATTTTGAAAAAATAGTTATTGAGACTTGGGAGCAAGTAAAGAAAAGAAATTGGAAAGAAAATAAAATAAATGGAGTAAATAAATAATGCCCAATAGAACACCTGAAGCAAGAAAGATGATTGACTCATTGCCTATAAAAGAGCCTGATACAATGTGCCGAGCAAGAACTGCTTCAGGCTATTGCAAAATGCCAGCAGGATTCAGAACTGACCATGTTGGTAATGGAAGGTGTTATTTACACGGTGGTAGGGCAGGGAAACCAATATCACATGGATTGTATTCAAAGAAGTTGAAATCAACATTAAAAGATGAATATGATAAGATGGTAAATGACCCAGCATTGGTTGACCTTTATGCTGAATTTGCTCTTACAAAATCTTTGATGATGAATTTTATAGATAGCATACAAGAGAACATTGATAACAGTGTAAACATCTGGGTTAGTTCTAATAGATTTGGTGAAGATGTTCTGTCACCACAAGCAAAAGCATTAATTTCAATGTTAGAGACAATAAGTAGAATATTTACCAGAATAACTGATGCTGAAACAAAAACTAAAAATACATTAAACATGAAGCAGGTATATGCCATTGTCACTCAAATTAAAAATGCTTTGAATGATACTTGTGGTGAATGCCCTGTTAGACATTCATTGGGTGATAGATTGAAAAGTTTGAAAGCACCTAATATGGATGAACAATAGAAAAATAATCAATAAACTAATAAACAATGGAGTAAATATGTCATTTAGACAAAAAATGAAAGAAAATCTTAAACCAGGCAGTCAAGTAACATTAATTAAAGGTGGACTTGAATATGTAGGCAAAGTTATTTCAATTGATTTTATGAATCCTGCAGATTCAAATGTAGTTATTATAAATGAAGATAAACAATTGATTACAATGTCATTGGGACAAGATGTTGTAATAATTAATGATGCAGCATCAAAGGAAGCTGATAAAGATGATGATGAAACTGAAGATGAAATTGAACAACCTGTTAAAAATAAAACAGTAAAGAAAAGAAAATGAGTGATGCAGATAAAAAAGCAATTATCATAATTTCAATTATTAAGACAATTGCAGAAGTAACTGGTGTAACTGGTGATAAACAAAATGAAACTGTTGATATTACAAACAAAGTGCTTGATAGTTATTCAGGCACTTTGAATCAACATGATTTAAACAAAATAGAATATATACTTACAGAAATATTCAAAGAGCTTATTAAACAAAATTTTATTATCAATGCTGATGTGCTTTATTCAGTTATGATTTTCTTTTCAGAAAAATATCTTCAATTTATAAAGTTTGAACCAAAGAAAAAAATATGGAATGAACTTTATGAATTTGCTAATGACAAAATATCCAAAAAATTTGATGACCCATTATTGATTGATAAGGCTGATGAAGTTGTTGATTGGATAAGTGATAGGCTGAAAGGGAATTTGGATGATGGATATAATAAACATTATAAAAAGAATAGGTATAGAAAAAATAAATGAAAAAATACAACAGATTAATAAAAATAATATCAGGTGGTCAAACTGGTGTGGATATAGCAGGGTTAGAATTTGCTAAAGAAATAGGGCTTGAAACAGGTGGATTTGCACCAAATGATTTTGTAACAGAAAAGGGTAAAAATTTTGATTTAGAAAAGATATATGGTCTGAAAGATTCTGGTAAAGGGTATGCAGAAAGAACTAAAATGAATGTGAATGATTCAGATGGTACTTTATTGTTTATAGAAAAAACTTCACCTGGTTCAGTGTTGACTTTGAATGCTTGTAGAAAATTAAGAAAACCATGTTTGGTTTCTTTTGATACAGAAAAAATAGTCAAATTTCTGAATGAAAACAATATAAAAATTATCAACATAGCTGGTAATAGAGAAAGTGTATCACCAGGAATATGTGAAAGGGTGAAACAAAAATTAAGAAGTGTGATAACTAATGAATAAAAAAAGATAAAATATGCCAAGTCTGAATGGAATAAATAAAACATTTAATAATATTGTAATATTGATTGATGGTATGAACATGTTTCATCGTCAATATTATGCATTTAATCAATATGAGTTTGGAACTGCTTATGGTTTTTTGAATGCATTGATGAAATTTTCAAAAGACTTAGGTGTTAATAAATTTATTGTTTGTTGGGATGGTGATAAAAATTGGAGAGCTGATTCCAATAGCACATATAAGGAAACAAGAAAAATACAAAGAAAACAATATACTGAAGAAGAAAAAATCCAATTTAATAAGGCATTAAAAACAACTAAAGAATTATTGACAAATTTAGGTGTTGTACAAATGTTGGATGAAAAGTATGAAGCTGATGACTTGATAGCATACTTTGTTAATATGTATAAAACTGATGTGACAATAGTAAGCAATGATAAAGATTTTTTGCAATTGGTGGATGATGAGAAAAATATAAAGGTATTGAAACCAATTGGTAAAGGTGAATATAAGTTATTGGATGAGAAAAATGTAAAAATAGAATTTGGTGTTGAACCAAAGGATATAACAAAATTCTTAGCAATAGCTGGTGATACATCAGATAATGTAAAAGGTGTATATAAAATGGGCAGGATAAAAGCAATTAAATTAATAAATGAAGGTAAAATTGTTAAAAGTAAATTAAAAGAAATATTCAACAAAGAACAATTACATCAGTTCATTGAAAGTTATAAGTTGGTTAAGTTGGGTGATGATAGGATACAT